ATGGAAATTGATTTACAGTGGAATGAAATCATCGATAACTTAATACACTTAGGTATTGCATACCTACTTGCACTACCCATGGCATACGACAGAGAGCGTAGTAATGATGGCGCAGGCCTTCGTACCTTTCCTCTTGTTGCTGTTGCATCGTGTGGGTATGCATTAATTGCTATGTCGGTTTTAGATGGCGCAGAAGCTCAATCAAAAATGTTGCAAGGCATCATTACTGGTATTGGTTTTATTGGCGGTGGCGCAATTTTGAAAAATAACAAATCAACCTCCGGCACAGCAACCGCAGCAAGTATTTGGAATATGGGTTTAATTGGTATAGCTGTAGCCTACAGCCGCTACGAAATAGCAATTTTACTTGCCATTATTAACTTTATAACGCTTAGGTATGTAAAAAAGTTTAAGTAACAGTTTTTTTTAATAAGTATTGCAGCAAAATTCCAATGCATTATTTGAATAGCCAAAACTTATTAATGCAATAACTCCCCATAATTTATATGTGGGGAGTTACAATTTTTATAAAAAGCTTTCACCGCTTTGCTTAAGTGTAATTGTTTGTGCTTGAGCGCTTTTTATTAATAATCCACAACGCAAATCATTTTTCGAAATAACAATTTTATCAATTGTATTAGTGTCATAGTCAACGACTTTGTTTTCGCATCTAAGTTGCACTTTGCTCAGTGGTAATTCTGATTCTAATTTAACTTCAGACTTCGACATCATAGGCATTACAGCTTGTTCTGAAGCTAAACTAAATTGTTGCTTAATATCTCCCGAGTTTTTATAAATATCGTTCACTTGAGTTAACAACTGTTCCTTGTTTTGCTCTGTAAAGGTTATGGATTCAATATTGCCTAGTGCATCTATTGCATCATAAGCACGTACATAATCTTGTTTTGATATAAACCACTGTAAAGCGTTTTTAATCACACGTTTTTGAATTTGATCCGGTAGATTAGCTCTAAATAAAAACGCTTCGTAGATATGCTGATCAAAGCTCTTCCAGTCTTGCACAAAATAACTGTGCTGGCTTTTAAGCCATGCAAGCAAAACAATCTCAACCGTATTTTTTGTATGTTCATTTTCTAATTCATCGATACGGCTTTTAGCTTCATCGTATTTCTTTTCGTCGATTAATTTACTAGCTTGCTCATAATCATTAAAAAAGCCGCGAGACGCTTTATCGTTTGAAAAATTAATATGTAAATTTTGCGAACTTACAGTAATGGTTTTTGCTACAGGGATAGTCTCACCATTTAATTTTGCACTTTTGTAGTTGAGCTTAGACACGTAATCCATTACTTCTCTTTGGTACTTTTTTTGCCCAACCGTAGCTACAATTTCTATATCACTAACCTGCCCGCTTTTATCAACCACGTAACTGCTCAAATTAATCCCCTCTAACCTCGAAGCGCGCGAAGAAGTATTAGTGAGCTGATCGTAGTTTTTATTAATCACTTCTGCAGGAACAAAGTCATCTGCAAAAACAGAGAGTTGAGTAAAAGTACAAGTTAAAGAAAGCGCTAATATGAGTTTTTTCATCAGTTTTATCCATCCTAGATAGTGTTTATATAATAGAAACAAACGTTCAAGATAAAAGCAAGTGTAAATACAAAAAATTAGTTCATTTAATGAGCTTCACTTAGAAAAAACTTAATAGATAAATATATTTGAGGCATTAAAAAAGGCGCTTAAAAAGCGCCTTGCTAACAAGTATGTGTGCTTAAAACATATCTTTATAGGAGCAATGACCTTAAGTGCTTGAAATCATTGATTTTCTAAAGACTTCTTTTTTAGTGGGGTCATCCAGCGCCCAAACTGGTTCAGCATCGGGGATGAATTTGCCATACACTTTACGAATCATTGCGGTGTCAATATGCCCTAAATGGGCGGCTACTGTCGACTCAGGTTCACCAGCTTTTAGCATCCAACTGGCGAAGCTATGTCGAGTTGCATATGGTCTCAAGTAGGCTAAGCCAGCCTTATCAAGTGTCTGCTTCCAATGTTTCTGCGTGAACAGTCTCGACGTTGTGTAAGGGACTCCCCTGCTCGTCACCCATGCTCTCTCGGAATCGTGCGTCTGCAATTCTAGTTCTAAGGCCAATCTCGCGGAAGATGGAAGGTAGATTTTCCTTGCTCGGCCACTCTTCGGTGATTGCTCTGCCCCTGTTTGGGTTAAAGTGCGTTTCACAGTGATATACGGTAGACATACGTCCTCCCTCCTTAGTGCTGATGCTTCGCCTGGTCTTAATCCTGACCAGAACATAAATGTGACTAATCGCTTACGACTTTCGCTGTTGAAGGCCTTCGCTATCCGTTCGGCTTCATCAATTGTAAAGACCTCAGTCGAGTCTATGCTCTTGTGAAGTCCCTCCATTGTTAAGGCCTTGGACTTTGACTCCACGCCGTCCAGCATACGGCCAAAGTTATCGGATTCGATAACTAATGACCTAACTGCTCGTGTAATGGCAAATCGAACAAGCCACAAGCGGAACGATGCGAACTCTGTTGAGGGCGACATTTTAATTATATCGTCGCGCAAACGCATAGCCTCTGTGGGTGTAATATTTGCCGCGTCTATATGCCCGAAATGCTCAATTACCCACTCGGCCCTAATGCTGTACGTATTATGAGTAGAGCCTTTGACCTTGCCACGTTTGGCCTCAATGAAATGCTCACGAATAATAAACTCCAACCGGCGCTCGTCCTTTTTCAAACTTGGATCATTTGGAAAGTACCGAGATAAATCAAATTGACCAAGCGTAATGTCACGCCTTATAGCGTTTAGCATTTGTTCGGCAGCCTTGATATTTGCCTTAGTCGGTGGTATTCCTAGCGTTCGTCGCCACTGGTTCTTTTCATTTGGTGGGCGAAAAGCAATGCGTAGTTTGTCTCTATGCACTGTTACACCCTTGGGTAAATCTAAATCACTCATACGGCTATACTCCTGATAGTGATTACCCCCCACCGAGTAGGTTAAAGCACGGGGATCATGGTGTCTATTTGTTTGGGCATAAAAAAGCCCCGCCTATTGAGGCGGGGTTATTAAACCAATCGGTCTATTTGAGAGCTTTTTTAATCATAGCGTGTAGCTCGTCATCCCATTTTGGCTTTGAACTCTTAACAAGCTTTTCAGACGCAAACAACGCGATTTTTACAAGGAACTCTGTAGTTACTAAGCGAGTCATCAAGAACGCTAACAGTTTACTCAGCATTGGTCTCTACCTGAATTACGGGCACAGTTTCCACAAGCTCTGCCAAACTTTGACCTTCAAAACCGACACGTTTAGCGATTGTGCCCAACACTTCACTTAGGCCTTTGGCCTCGTCCAGTGAGTCAAGAACACGTGCTTTTAGTCGCATGATTTCTGCTTGTGCATTTTGCTGTTCTTCCATTATTACTCGACTCCAATTACTTCTAGTTTGCAGTGTGTTTCCGCTGCTGTTTCGGCGGTTAGGCCCGTGTACGTCTCAGAATCTAATGTGTAGCTAGCGAAATCTGAGTTGTAAGTAGTAGGGTCAATCAGAATATACGGCGGTGAACCTGCGTCCTTATCTTCCTGAGCAGGCCAATAGCCAATGCGGTAGTTAAGACTAAAGTTAGCTGTCTCATTGTTTACAGTGCCGATAGCCTCACGAATGTCATACGTAAAGTTTTCGCCAGTGTTCGCGGTGAACTCTGAACGAAGAACTTGGAATACTGCTGCTGCGAACGTAGTGCCTTGCGGGTCTGTGAATGGTGCTGTGAACATTTTAGAACCTCTTGTTGTTATTGAGCTGCGAGTATAACGTGTTACTACTAACTAAAATAGTAGTAACACTGTTAAACCTATTTAAAAGGAAAGTCCGTTTTTACGCGGGCAACGGCCTCTAGCCAGTTGTCCTTAGCTTCATCAGTCTGGTCAAACTGCCACTCCATGAACAGCTTATCAGTTAGGACATAACCCTTTTGACGAGCCTTGACCATCTTAGCGTTATGCGCCTCGATGGTTGGCACAACAGCCCCCCACGTATCGGTGTTTGGGTCATAGATTTTACCCATGTACTTGAACGTGGGGTCGAAATCTATTTCGTACCAATTTTCTAAGTCTTCTGGTACAGGCCACACTTGAACTGACCTACACGTTGCAATATCGACATACGCCTTATCAAACACTTCTTCGGTCTTCGGGGCATGATTAACAATCATTATACTTTCTCCACAATGTTCACGCCCCATATACGACGGATAAGGCTGTTTTCGCCGCGCTCGATAAGACTACGCTTACCTTGCAGCGACACACGCCAGTATTTATCGTAAAGCGGGCTAGATAGCATGAATTGCTTATCATCAAATTTACCTACGTCGGCTGTTATCGTGTACGTAGGGATCAAAGTAATACCCATAACATCGTCATTATCTTCTGAACCTTCAACGGCCAAGAACTCGTATTTGTCGTAGTCGTCAGCCAGCGTAATGTTACCATTCGCAAGACCCGCAGCGTTGTAGTAAAGCGATGTGTAATCGTACTTCATTTCAATACGCTTGAACGCAGGCGAACTACCCGTGAAGCTACGTACCAAAATAGCCATCGAAGTACCACTAAGGCGAGTTACACGTATGGTGTACCTCTGACCACTTGCTGCATAGTTATCACTGATTTGGTCATCAATATGTATAGAAGAACTTCCTTCCCAACGACCATAACTAGGTGAGCCATACTCGTTGTCTAGATGCTGAAAAGATGTGCCTGTGTAGGTACGGTTAACGATTCGAGTATTGGAAGTTGTACCTCGGAAAACCTCTATGCGCCAGTTAGGTGTCGAGTAGGCTTGTTTTCCTGATCCGTTATGGTAACTCGTTGAGCCACTTACAACCCATGAGAGATTAACCTTTCCACCTAGAACTGTTATAGCGGGCAGTACGTAAGTACCCCCCGTGTTCAAGGATTTATCAGTACCACTTTGCGTACCACCTGCCACAGTACCCACGTAATACGGGTTTATCTGTCTACGAGCCTCGTCTTGGATGGACTCAATATCAACCGTGTTTTTAGATAATTTACCATCAAAGAAACCGTTACCCTTTGTATCCACATAGAATATTGGCGAGATTTCCTTGCCTGCTGAGTCAGTCCTAGATAAAGCTATAGGGCGCACAGCATCAGGGGCGATTTTAAGGCTAGTGTATGAACCACCATTGTTTACTAGGCTATTAACCTGTAGGTGTCTTGCGTTGATAGCGCCCGCACCAATCCAGCTAGCCGTGATAGTGTTTTCAAGCCCAGCAGGCGGCGTAGATGGGAGGAAGTCATCGTACGTAATAACCCTTGAGATGACACCCGTAGTAGCTTTAGCATTCACGACCCCGTTAAAACGGGCATGCCCATTCATCGCTAAGTAAGTACCAATAACGCCATTTTGCTTGAGAACGAGTTGGTGTTTATTACCACCGTCTATTTCACTACCGTAGTGGTAGCCAAGCCCATAATGTTTAGCGTGAGTACGCCAGTCAGATCCGATAGTCCATATCATTTGATCCTTGCTAGAGCCCAATGTTGCGTAGTAACCAACGATGCCCCCCTCGCCCGTTGGATTAGTGCTATAAAGCTGCTGCTTAAAGCGGATACCACCATCCGTGTTTATTGCCTGTAATGAGTTAGTGCTTGATGAGAATAAAGCTTTGCCCCCATAGGTGCGAACCCATTCGCTGTCGATCATATGGAGGCCGCCACCGTGCGAACTAAAGTAGATACCGTCGTCACTGTTAGTCCTTATCCATGTGTCACCACTATTTATAAACGTGTGTGCCCCTCGTCGTAACCCCCCATTAACGTCAACCACGCCATTAACTATAAAATCGCCATTACGCCTGAACGCCGCTATATTGCCTCTGTCTCCCCCTGCTATGCTATATGCACCGCCCGCCGTACTTGTCTGAATGCGCAGCTCGCCCTCGTCGGCATTAGCCTCAAAGCGAAACGACCCCTTAGACGCGTTCTTACTTACTATGGCTACGTTTGCGTTGCGCGTTGGGTGCTTAAAAATACCCGCTACTTGGTTAGAGCCTATGGATGAAGCCTCTGCTATGAGCTGCCCTGTAGTAACTACCGATCCCTCATTATTTATAAGTGTCCCGCGCGTATGGTGGGTAAGTCCCTTGCTTCCTGTTATAAAACGAGCTATGTCACCCGTTCCCGATTGGACGGCGTAGAACGCTGGGTTGCTAGAATCACGATGCACGTACAAATAATCACTTGTCGGAGATGTCGTACCAATCCTTGCGAACGAGGTTGCATGTAAACCATCAAGTTTATCAGCATCTAGGCCTGATCCACTGCCCATATTATCCGTGTGGAAAAACTCTTGCCATCCACCGCTGCTACCAGAGCTGACGCGCTTGAACATCATACGGTTAGTGTGGAATGAACACGCTATATCGAAGTAATAGCCCCCACCATTCGCATGGTTAGCGGTGATATGATACCACCAATCATTTGTGGGGTTTTCCAAGGCAGTGTTGTCCGTACCCTCACCACCGCCCCCCGACACATTAGAGGCTTGTAGTCCTGAGCGACCATACACCACCTGATTATCGTACTCTAGGAGGTCAGCCTTAGCAGCTGTGTCATATTTGCCCAGATACTTTGAGTCCGCTTCAGACTTTATAGCGAAATGACTAGTGTTGCCCGTATGGTATATATTATTGCCGCGATACTTTATCTCTGACATATCAAGCCACAACACGCTAGTTAAACCCGTAGTCACGCCTTGCTTGACACCGCTACCTAGCTCAATGCTCATAAACGGATTACTACTAGAGTCCGTGTTGACCTCAATACGCGCGGCATTACCATCCATCATCGGTCTACCGTTGGCGTGGTTAAACGCTACGTTTGCGTTACCATGTCCATCGTTAGCGGCTAATGCGACTTTACCGCTCATAACGCCAACAATGCTACCCGATGTAATTGCGTCACCTGAGGAAGGGAGATAGCGGCCATTCGCCTCACTTTTAGAGTACACATCAACAAAATCACGAACAGCAGCCATGTTAGAGCAGAATCGAATGTAGTTGTCAGTCGTACTATGCCTAAAGGCAATTGCCCCATGTATAGAGCTGTCATTTTGGTACGTAGACCTGAACAAACGACTTGTCGTGTCACCGTTTGAGTTACGCAATGCAATCGAATTAGCCGCGCCTGATGATGAAGCAGATTTGCCAGCTAGCTTGTCAGCATTTGCCGCTGTGGCGGTTTTGCCTAGATACTTGCTGCCTAGCGATACGCCATTTTCATAAAAGTTAACTGAGTGGACTTCTTTAAACTTCCACGAACTTGTGCCCAAGTTACTTTTGTTATTAGCATACGGCAGTAAGCCCGCACTAGTTGTACGCACCCAACTATTTGAGCTAGCAGGATTGTTAGCAGGAAACATGCGCGGGTATGAAGAACTGCCCGATGTGTCGATACCCAAATAGCTTGGCTGCTCTTTTACATCTTTCCAGCGAACGTCTGTTATGAACCCACCACTTGATACCGTTGGTTCTGAAACACTAACAGCAAAAAACAGCTTGTCAGCATAATTGTAAGAGACAACACTTTTAGGATTAAACGTAATGTTCGAGATGGTGAACTCGTACGTGTACTCTAATCCTTTAGTCGGCGCGGGTAAGATAACTTGTTCCGAGAAGTTAAACGATGTGCGGTAAAGTCTGTGACCACCTTCCTCTGTTGAGTAATTGATGTTAGCTGACAGACGAATTGTGGCTTTACCCACTGTAAAGTTATGCGCCGCGCCGTTTAGCTTCATTGTCACATCAAATGCTACGTCTTTAAGGCCTGCTTCATTAGGGCCACTAACACTAAAGTTCATCTTTTGGGCGCTACCACCCGACTTAAGAGCGGGAACTGAGATTTTCTTGTTAAACCCAACACCCTTTGAAGTAACAGATTGTGTGCCCCCTAGTACGACACCATCAGGGCTAACACGTACTATGCCATCTTTAAACGCAGGGTCAATCATGTGTTCGCGGATTGCACCAGGCGGCATAGTAATGTCGTCCGAAAGTATAGCAATACCATCAACCGCTAAACGCCCACTGTCGATTGTTTCTGCTGATAATTGACGAATAACGGCTTCGTCAAGGTACATGTAGTTACGGTCTTCTGAGAAGTAGAACGGGAACTTAGACTTGTCCAATTCGCTACTACCATTCCAGTTAGGCGGCACGATAGCAATTTCATCCGCTTGGAAGTAAAGCTTACCACCCGCGTCCACACCACTGCCTTTAGACAGTAAATGAACACCCGATACTTTACCGTTAGCATCAGCTTTGATTACACGTTCGGCCTTAAGGACATTCGTTTGGGTATCTGTGTATGCACGGGCTATATCTTTGGCCGAAGCCACTGCCTTACCTTGGCTAGCATTCACCGACTCAATACGACTAGCATTAGCATTTGACGCTGTTTCGATAACACTTACGCGACTGTCAACGGCGTTAACCTCTGTAACATCACGGATTTCTAAGTATTCAATATCTACTACAGGTGAGCCTTTGCCAACATGCGAAGCGATGAACATAAGGCGCACATAGCGCGTACCCTCACGAAAGTTTCGTGAACTCATGCCAACGCCCGTCATTATGGCCGAGTATTCGCGCCATGTTCCATCGGTCGGTAATATCTTAGGTGATGCTGCGGCGTAAAGGTACGTTCCAGCTCCACCACTAGGGCGAGCGACTTCTTTTTTGTTTGCATCATAAGGCGCAACACCCGCATACAAACGATTTGAGTTATCAGACGAGTTTACCGCTTGGCGGGCACGTACACGGATCTCATAACTACGGTCTGGGTTAACTTGAAAGAACTCACGGGAGAAACCATCGCGAGAACCCGTAACTCTAAACCCTGCTTTAAGGTTCGCAGCACCCGAATCCGCGCTACTATCCAAGGCTGAGTGGACATCTGGGACAACATTGTTAGCTGAATTAAGCGTGTATTCTGACGACTTGGCCGCAATGCTTTCGACCATTGATATGCGGCGCGCTTTGTCCAAATCAGATGTTTCGAGAGTAGACACACGATTAGTTGCGGCATTAACTTTACTGTCAGCCGAGTTCGCTTTGGCCTGTGCCTTAGCTGCATTCGATACACCGGTATTTGCGGTGCTTTGTGCTGTATTTGCTTTGCTGACACCACTAGTCGCTTTCGTTTCAACAGTGCTTAAACGTGATGCGTGTGTTGTGCTGGTACTTTCCAATGTAGACACACGATTCGATACCGCAGTAGCATTTGTTGTTGCTGTATTAGCTGTGCCCTGTGCAGCTTCTGCCGCGTCCTGTGCCGTGTCCGCTTTAATCGTTGCGGTGTTAGCCTTACTTTGTGCAGTGTTCGCTTTACTGACACCAGTAGTCGCTTTTGTTTCTACAGTGCTTAAGCGTGACGCATGAGTTGAGCTTGTGCTTTCCAGCGTTGATACACGGTTCGTTACCGCAGTAACCTTAGTGTTTGCGGCATTCGCCGTATTTTGTGCCGCATTCGCTTTACTGACACCACTGTCCGCTGTGTCCTGTGCATCATCCGCTAGGTTTTTAGCTGTATTAGCTGAACTCTGTGCTGCATTCGCTTTACCCACGCCACTGTCTGCCGTGTCCTGTGCATCATCCGCTAGTTTTTTAGCTGTATTAGCCTTACTTTGTGCAGTGTTCGCTTTACTGACACCACTATTTGCTGTGCTTTGTGCCGCATTTGCTTTACTGACACCCGTAGTCGCTTTCGTTTCTACAGTGCTTAAACGTGATGCATGGCCTGTGCTAGTTTCTTCAAGAGTACCAACACGGTTCGTTACCGAAGTTACCTTAGTGTTTGCTGAGTTAGCTGTACCTTGCGCTGCATTAGCTTTACTTACACCACTGTCCGCAGTGTCTTGCGCCTCATCTGCTAGGCCTTTAGCTGCGTTCGCTTTAGAAACACCACTGTTTGCTGTAACTTGTGCTGCATTTGCCTTACTCACACCACTGTTAGCAGTACTTTGCGCCACATTTGCTTTACTTACGCCACTCTCCGAAGTGGTTTCAACACTAGTGAAACGTGTTGCGTAGTCTTCGCTCGTTTCTTCAAGCGAGGTGACACGGTTCGTGACTGTATTTACTTTACCATCAGCCGAGTTCGCTTTGGCCTGTGCAGCATTTGCTTTACTTACGCCACTGTCTGCCGTGTCTTGTGCATCATCTGCTTTAGTGGTTGCAGTGGTTGCCTTAGTCTCAACATTAGTTAAGCGCGAAGCATGACCGGTACTCGTTTCTTCAAGCGTTCCGACACGGTTCGTTACGGCCGTTACTTTAGTCGTTGCCGAATTAGCTTTGGCCTGTGCAGTATTTGCTTTGCTGACACCACTGTTCGCCGTAGACTGAGCCGCCGCTGCTTTACCAACACCCGAATCCGCTGTGTCTTGTGCGTCATCAGCCTTAGTAACCGCTGTAACTGCTGTGGTTTCTACTGTAGATAAACGGGACGCATGACCTTCGCTGGTTTCTTCCAACGTAGATACACGGTTCGTAGCGGCTGTTGCGATAGTGGTTGCAGCATTCGCTTTGGCCTGTGCCGCATTCGCTTTGCTAACACCACTGTCTGCCGTGTCCTGTGCATCATCCGCTTTAGTAACTGCGCTAGTTGATTTGGTCTCAACATTAGTTAAACGTGACGCATGGCCTGTGCTAGTTTCTTCAAGTGTTCCAACACGATTCGTTACGGTAGTAACCTTCGTATCAACCGAATTAGCTTTAGCTTGTGCCGTATTTGCTTTACTAACACCTGAGTTAGCTGTGCCTTGTGCCGCGTTCGCTTTACTGACACCACTGTCCGCTGTGTCCTGTGCATCATGTGCTTTGGTGGTTGCCGTCGTTGCTGTGGTTTCCACATTGGTTAAACGTGACGCATGGCCTGTGCTGGTTTCTTCAAGCGTTCCAACACGATTCGTTACAGAGGTTACTTTAGTGTTCACTGCGTTGGCTGTACCCTGCGCAGCACCAGCGTCTAGAACACCACTATCAGCCGTGGCCTGTGCCAAGTCTGCCGCATCTTGAGCATCATCTGCTTTAGACTCTGCGGTAGTCGATGTGGTCTCAACATTAGTTAAACGTGACGCATGGCCTGTGCTAGTTTCTTCAAGCGTACCCACACGATTCGTTACTGACGATACTTTTGCTGTAGCTGAGTTCGCTGTGCCTTGTGCCGTATCGGCCTTAAATACACCACTATCTGCCGTGGACTGAGCGGCATCTGCTTTAGTAACGGCACTCGTTGATTTGGTTTCAACGTTAGTTAAACGTGACGCATGGCCTGTGCTGGTTTCTTCAAGACCTGTGACACGACTCGTTACGGTCGCTACCTTAGTGTTCGCCGCATTTGCTGAGCCTTGTGCGGCATCTGCTTTAGTGACTGCGCTCGTTGATTTGGTTTCAACATTAGTTAAACGTGATGCATGACCTTCGCTAGTTTCTTCAAGGCCTGTGACACTGTTCGCTATAGTTGCCACTCTCGTATTTGCTGCGTTTGCTGAGCCTTGCGCGGCATCTGCTTTATCTACTGCGGTAGTTGATTTGGTTTCAACATTAGATAAACGCGACGCATGACCCGCGCTAGTTTTTTCAAGCGTAGTAACACGTGCTTTACTCGCACCATCGCTAGTCTCAAGAACAGTTACACGTTGGGCTTGTTCATCCGTCGTTGTCTCAAGGTCAGTGATAGCCGAACCATGCGAACCCGTTAATGATGAAAGACCTGTAATGTCGTTCTGAACGTTACCGATTGCGGTAGCAGCCGATGCAATTTTAGAATCAGCCAATGCAATATTAGACGTAAGGCGCGTGTCCGTAGACTTAATAGTTGCGTCTAGCCCTTCGACAGCCGTATCAATGCGCGACACTCCATCTGTAATGCGCTCGTCAGTAGTTACAATAAGGGCATTAGCTTTATTTAGCGATACAGTGAAGTTATGTTCCGCAGTCGCAAGTGCCGAGGCTAGGCCACCATCTGCGGCTTTAAGGCGTGACTCTACATCATCGACCGCGACGGTAATGTCATCTTGTTTGGTGAGTATTTCATTGAGGACTTCTGGATCAACGTCTTCACCGTCAGTGCCTTTGATTAGCGACCAATCGAAAATACTTGGGTCAGCTAGTTTGGGTTGTTCAGTAGTTTGGCCTACTGCGAAGCCTATATATTCTTTGCCCTCTGGCAATAGGCTTATGCCGTTACCTTGTTCATCATCAGCGTAGGCTTTCCACACATGGTAAGCGGGGCCTACGGCCTCTGCATTCAGGTCGATTACGTGCCAAGCACCCTCTAACCTAGAATAAAACGCCGTATGGTCAACCCATACCGCGTTTCTCTTAACTTTTACCGATGCGACTTGTTGCCAAGTCCCATTTACTTTTATAGCCGACATTGAAGATTTCCATTAGGGAGCTGCGACAATCCAAATGTCACCATCTTTACCCTGCCCCGCACTCGGCGCAGTGGTGGAAACGGTGACTCGATTCCCTAGCTTCTCTAATGTGTCACTGACTTGTGCTGCAAGTCGAGTGTTTGTGGTTGCTGACACACTGCGCATAATACCATACAACATGTTCGATTTAGTAATTAAGTTGTACGGTCTATCAATACGAATTGTAGAATCATCAATGACTTCGGTTACTTCGTAGACACGGTTATCGAGTGAAAACATATCGCCCTCAACAGGTCTATTTGCCGCTGATTTCCAATACGTCCCAACACCCTTTACCACATCGCTGTCTTTCGTCATTGTGATAACACCCGTTCTGTACCATCTGCTAGTGCTCATAGAAAATCTACCTCGTACATGTAAAGGCCTTTCACGCTATTGAACGTGTTGCCCGATTTGAATACGTCCGCAACAATCGCTGACTGCTGGACTAGAATGTTGTCGTTTACGTCTGGAACAAGAACAACGGCGAACGTATGTTCTGCGGTACTTGCAGGAATATTGCAGCCCAGCTGAACCGTTACCGAACCTTCTTCGTTCGCGTTATGTGAATGGAATTTTTGGACTACTGAGCCATCGAGCAACAGGTATACGTCAAAGTTACTTGATGAACCGCCACCGCCTTGATGGTCAAGTGCTATGCCGCTTACGACAAGAACCCGATCACTTTCAGCACCTATTACACCGGGCGACACTTTTCCTGAGATAAGGGCGAACTTCTCGTTTCTATGCACGGTGAAATCATCTTGGATAACAACAACTGTACGGTCTACAATATCGCCCTCGATGTTCTTGGCTTTCAACGTCCCTTCAATGGTGCAAGACTCGTCAATGCGGACGTTCTTCATGTAGCCGTTTGTCGCAGCCAAGTTGCCCTCAAAGAACCCGTCTTTAGCGCGCATTACACCTTCTTGCGTTACGCTAAATCGGCTACCGATACTTAGGCTAGCACCTTCGATTGAGCCACCCTTAATCTTAGGGGAGCTAAACGACAGGCCAACCTTTACGCGCTCTGCGGTGATGTTCGCTGCCAACAGATTATATATCTCAGCATCTTGGATAAATGCTTTGTCGATTATCGTTTTGCCATCTTTAATGATGAACGGGAATAGCTTTGACTCACCGCCCGTTACCGTAAATGACTGAGCATCAACAACGAAGCTAGTCTTGTTCCCATCGTTCAAGAACCCCACACCGCCTTGTAGGTCGCCAACCTTAGTTTTAACGCCCCATTGCGCGTTGTACTTGTTGCCCTCAGAAGCGGAGGCCGTTGCAAGTTGGTCTAACGTTACGTTCGTACCGTTGTAATCAACAGTGAAGTTGCGTAGAGACTGTGCAATGCCGCCCGTGCTACTAGACAGTACGGTATCGAACTCAGTAATCTTTGCCGATATTGATTTGCCTAGGTCGTTTTCCCACTTAGACTCAAGCTCTTGGATACGAAGAACATAGGCTTCGTCTGCATTTACCGCTGCATGAATGCCCCCCGATAGACGAGCGTAGTTCTTGGCGAATTGTTGCTGAATAGTCTCACTTTGCACATGTTTTGAAATAGCACCACTAAGCGCTTGTTCGGCCAACATATCGCTAACTGACGCGCTATCGCCTAGCAATGCCGACAGATTAGAGTCACCTAGGCCAGTGCCTTGAAGCGATCTGTTTAGGGTATCCAACACACTTAAGTCACTGCGCAACCATTTGAAGTTTTCGCCCTGTGCAATCTCATTGCTGTATTTAATTAATACCTGTTCAGGGGTATCGGACGTAGTGCCTTTTGTGCCCTCAGGTGATTGCACATCGCCTGTTACGTAATCACGGTTAACATGTCGAACCCAATAGATGAACGATTTAGAAGGTTCTACCATATCCGAGTAAAAGCCCGTCGATGACGAGCCAACAAACACCGCGTCAGCGAACACAGGCGTATCATCAATAGCATTTGCTAGGTCTACACGATAAACCTCTGTGAATGCATACCACGAAGCACTAGGCCTATCCCATTCAAGGCCTACCATGTTGAACATGCCAAACACTTCAACATTAGTCGGTATGCTAGGTCGAGGGTCATTGAATGCTGTGACGACACCCGATTCAGTCTTGGTCATTAGCTGGCGCATATCCACTGTGCCAACAGCCTGTTTAAAGTCACGGAACGTAACCGCTTTATCTAAAGAGTTGCCACGCCCCATGCCCGCTTGAATCTGTACAGTTTCACGCAGCGCCGAAAGGAACTGTTGGACAGAGCGGGATGCGTCGCGCGGAACAGGGGGTAAAGCACGGCTCATACAAGTTCCTCTGGCGCTTGGGCTAATTGAATATCACGTATTTCTAGCGGGACAGCTTGGCTAATTGGATCAACACCCACACGCCATCTGAACGCACGGCTATTGAATGGCAAGTAGAAGAACGTAGGGCTAGCCACTTCTTTCGTATAACTAACAATCTCGCCTGTAAGTGCATGGTCATACTCAACACGCAGACGTACGGGGTATTGGTTCGCACGTACTTTTGCAATGTTGAAACACGTTGGGTCGTTGAACACATACGTTTTTGAAGTCCACTCGACAGGCATAACAGCATCGCTACTAGAATCGAACAACATAAGCTCTCGGCTATCAGTGTCGATGTAAGCAAGGTCATTTGTTTCCTCAAGCTCAACGAATGATTCAGCGCTTATGTCAACGGTTCGTATGCCCGCATTTGGATTAATCGCATCGAACACAAACGTTTTGCCGACTGTTGGGCAGTGAACAAACACCTTGTTATCCGAGTTCGCTAATCGCATGGTAGATGGGTCAAGCGCGCGCCATTCGTCAGACTCGATAAAGCCCGTGCTAACGTTAGCCATTGAATAGCTTTCAATACGGAATAGGCCGACCTCACTCGCGAAGTAAACAGCCCCCGCCACCTCAGTCGAGCCGTGTGGACTTGAGCAAGGAACTGGATCAGCAAGTCTAGCCGCGTCCATTGACTCAGGGTGAACGCCTTGAATTATGTAGGGAACGCCCGTAGTTAACACAACAAGGTTTGAACCCGATGGTTGGATAGTCACAATGTCTTCTTGGAACACTTTGTAATACTTCACAGGCCACGCGTAGAAAGCTTCTGGCTCTGCAAAACATAAGATTCGTTTGTTATGGCCGACAAGTATATCCGCGCCCATGACTGCAATCTTTTCCATTGCGCCACTAGGGAAAAGCGCAGTATTGGTGTCAGGTGCGCCCACCCAATCCTCGTTGATAGGAGCATCAAGTAAGTCGCCACTGTACGCGCTATCCACATACGTTAACTGTGTGCTAGGAATTTCAGCAACGAACTGGAACACACTCTTGCCCGATGTGCCCAAGTTGGTTCGGTAGATACGGGTTTTAGCTGTTGTCTTGCGAAGTGGATCAGCCGAAAGTAAAGAGTCTGGAACATCTGGCAACGTAAGCGTAACCGCTGTTGTGTTTATATATTCCCACTCACGGATAGTCACTAAATCGGTCGGGGCAGACAGCGCACTTAATCTGCCCCACGCATCAACATAACAAATAGCGTATACAACTTCTGACAGGTCATACTCGCTAACCTCAGGGTCAGTGAAAGGACGAACGCCAATGATTCCATCGCCATTGCTGTCCGTTCCTTCTTCAAAGTCAGGCGGCATTTCTTCACTGCCATCACCATTCGCCACCGCTTCTGATACCCACTTTTCAGCATCACCCGTTGTCACTCCGACAATAGATAAAGGCACTGGAACATTGAGCGGATAAGAGGCCGCTGGGTATGGCCCTCCCCCTTCTTCTGCGTCCAAGTTGTATGCGACTTGTGGGTCAGTATCTTTTGAAGCTATAACAACAAAGTCGTACGCATCATTCTTAAGAGGCGCTTTAACCGCGTATGTAACTTGCGGCCAAGAGAACCATTCATTGCGGTACTTGAACATAGACTTAGCATTGCTGCGGCCATACTGCCCAAGCGACACAGGCATTGCCCACGGCTCAAGAATGCCCCGCTCAGATTTAGTATTATGCGATACGGTAGCGTAACCATCGGGCACTTGTTCATCATCAAACTTTGGTGCAGTGCCCAAGAACGCATTGAAGAGGATTTTCATTAGCTATATGTCCACGACACTGGTTCAGCCGACAAGCGCCAATCAATATGTAGAAAGGAGTTGCCAAAGCCGAAGCCCTTAGCGCCAAGCTTAAGTGCAAGCGCAACAATACGCATACGTTTAACACCCCATCCCACGCGAATGTCGAATGCCACGCCATTAAAATGTTGACCAGGCTTAGCCTTTCGAGCTTCGTCTGGGTGCTGCGCGCATCGGAACGCACTAGACAAGCCCAATGCGCCTACATCTTCACGTATTTTTTGCAGCATACTGAGTGCAAACGGGTCACATTCATTAGGTATTTCACCCTTACAAATGTCGCACGTGCATCGTAGTTCGCTAGCTGCGAAATGTTTTGTTTTTGGTTCTGCCACGATAATGCCCTATTAGTATTACTATTATGGCATTGTAACAGTATTACTACTTTATTTAATCAAATTCTTGACCCCCTCATTGATTGGTTGCGCAAGCCAAGGGATTTGGTTAGCAAGCGGGACAATACGGCTCGGCTGCATTTCAAGCGTAGCAACGTCCACAGCGAATTGGGCACTCGGCCCTGCTGCCGCCACAACGGGGTGATTACCATATGTAGTGCCCGCATATATTGACTCTGCCATTGTCGCAGGACCGAGAAGTCCAGTAGCCGCAAAGACAGCGCCGCCCCAATCCCCTATGTTACGTTCGCCCTGCCATTTAGGACGACCAAACGGGTATCGAATCTGTTCACGGATAACCTCTGCAACCAACGCAAGAGGTACGGCAACCGCTGCGGTTACAGCAACGGCCATCATAGGATTGACACTGCTGTCCTTGTCCTTGAAGCCTTTTGCTAATGACTTGTGCACGTTATCGTAGAAGCCATAGAAGAACTTCTTAAGTGTCGTGACAAGCAGGAAACGTGGATCATTCGCCACCAATGGGAGCTGAGTAGCGCGCGGATTCGTAACAGCCTCATTCACAAATTGGTGAACAGCATCACGATAGCGTTTACCCGCTGGCGTATTCAGGTCGGCTTTGTCCTTGAACTCCGTAACATCTTTAGCAGTAACGCCTAGCTCTTTCAAACGGGCAACACCGCTCGACCCTTCTTCAACGGCACGTATCATGTAGCGTTCAGCCGCTTTCGTTGCAATGGCGCGTGTCATCTTAGTTACATAATTCTGCCCATTCAGCCTGAACACAGTGCCTTGTATCTTCTGCGACACACGGCCTGTCGATAGGTCATTCATGTTGTACATTTCTTGTAGCGAATGCTCGATAGCGTCATTGGTTATAATGTCGTAATCACGTGCCACCTTGTACATTTTCTCACGGCCTACGCTGGTCAGTACGCTTTTAGCATCGTTGAGCATTCCATCGGTATCACCGCGCATACGTGCGTAAGTTGCCGCAACCTCAGGGATACTCGCTAGGCCAGTGAACCACAGAACCGTAGCCGCTTGGAAACCAAGTGCCGCAGAGTTAAGGGCGCGTAACTTAGGTGACATACTCATACCTAATCGGCCTGTAACACCTTGGTAAAGTTTAGAGAACTCGTGGCGGTTGCCCGTATGTACTTCACTCTGAATACGGTTAAACTCGCCATTAGAATCCCATTTCCCATCTACCATTGAGCCATGCGTTTTGTTCCATGCTGCCCAGCTTGTAGCCGAATTAACTAGACGTAACAAGTGGCGCGGCGCATCGGTGTCAACGAACTTACCCTCTTTCAGTTTATCGTAAAGTGGATCAAGTACCTTACGGCCTGCTCTTGGCGGGTTCGACAGCTCTGGACGAATAGCAAACTCAGGGTAGCCACGACCCTCTAAAATAGACTCTAAGAGCGATTCAGGATTCTTTACATTACCTTCGCGGAGGATAGACAAAAAGCCCTCTCTATTGCGCTCAATAACGTGTGTATCTAAATGCACCTTAGAACTTACTGACTCAAACGATTTGTCGTTTTTACGGGTGTATTCATTCAGGTCTTTAAGGAATGCCTCATACTTAGTACGTTCAGGACTATTCACCTTGCGCACGCTGTCCTCATAGCCTTTCTGAATGGCTTTGTTGTTACCAACATCTTTGCCTATTCTTGAGGCGTAATACTCTGTAGCGTTTCGCTGAATGGCCGTAAACTTATCTGCGCGTAGTGCTGCGTCAGGATGGATGCGTTCAAGGCGCGTACGTGTCATTTCTAACAAGCGGAACATGGATTTCTTCGCTAGGCCACGGTTACGCTTAACAACTTTCATCAGCTTACGATTAAGCTGTATCTTACGGCCTTTGCTAATATCAGTGCCCACACCAACATCATTGTCCTTGTGGCTTTTGAGTGCCAGTTCCGCTATTTCCATACGTCTTTGTGCTTCGGACAGGATAGCGGCCTTAACATCGACCCCCTCTTTTGACGCATCAGCCACCGCTTTAATACCCTTAAGGCGCTCTAATCGGTGCTTGGCCTGTACCATATCGCGGTGCACATCTGACGCATCACCGAAGTCGCCTTTATTAACGAATGGCTTGCGTGAGTTGTTACGTTCTTGACTACCTACTGCATGTAACAGGTCGCTTGGTGCATTGTCTAAATCACCATGCGCGTTACGAATGGCCGCTTTACTGTGGCCTTTAACATCATCACGGCGTATTGCGTCAACAAGTGATCGCTTCATGGCGCGTCTTGCTTCGGTATGCTCCACTCTGGCGCGCTCTACTTCGGCAACCATATCATCGCCCTTGCTCTTTTTGGCAAGTTCAAAGTCTTCGCGAGCTTTGGCTGCATTCTCAGTTAGTGCCTCACGGGTAGCCGTTTCCTTTTTGCCGCTAAGGTTTTCAGTTTTACGTGTTTTGCGGATTGCGCCACGAGTGTTAGCGACTTCCGATATTTCATCACGGTTAGCGATTTCATTGTCTACACGTTCTGATTTGATCGTAAGCTCACCGCCATCTTTAGCCGCTTGCTCGTAGTCTTTATCGAACACGCCCGAACGCGCATCACGAAGTATGTCATCGCCTCGTTCTTCTGAGATTTTGCCTTCATCAATTGAGCGCTGAACCAGTGTATGCACATCATCGTAAGAGACTTCATCACGGTACACATTGCCAATATCTTCAGGCATAAGGTCAGACAGTGTGCGAGTCTTGCGCATGTTGCCCTCAATACCCGACACCAACGAAACCAACTCTTTAGGCAGCAAGTTACCCACTTTTACCGCGTGTTCTGCGGTAGCAATAACGGTCTTAAGCTCTGGGGCATCCGACAGTTTTAACCCAATCTTACGAAGCAATGGCCTAACAGCACGGTCAACATGAGGCGCACGAACAACATCAACTTTTTTGTTGTACTTACGGCCTTTGTGGTAAACGTTAGCGCGTATTGCACCCATAGTTACCGACGCAAGCTTGTCGCCATTCATTCGGTAAACAACGGAATCGTCGGGAATTGTGTTCATATCAAAGCTGAATACAGGTCGGCCATCAGGCAGTCTTAAATCGGCCAATGCTGAAATACCGCTAAGCACAGAGTTTGAAAGCTCATTGATAAAGTTAAGGTCTTTGCCCGACGAGTCGTTAAAATCAACATCATCTTCACGCATAGCCCAGCGCGTAACCGCATCAACATCAACGCGGATTACCTTACCACTTTCGTTATCACGTGCCATCACGCCACGGTCACTACGGTTTTGACCCGCCTCGTCACGGGCATTACGCACACGCTTATTACTGGCAAATGAGCTACGAACACTAGATATTAATCGTTCTTCGGGGCTGGCCTTAGCTAACTGGCCTATGCCACTATCTTTCGGAAGTATGCCAATTTTTGACAGTAGAGTACCGAATGCAGATAGGTCGTCATTTTCCAAGTATTCCTTAAGCTTTTTAATCGTACCCTCTGACACATGCTTAGAGTCAGGACGCTTCTCTTGCTCACCGAATGTAAAGGCTGGCGGCTTCTCTGAACCTTTAGCGAACTGGTTAGTCTTGTTCGAGTTCTGGTTATCAATGGCCTTAGAGTTTGCACTTCTGCGTTTAGGCAAACGATTTCCTAGCAATAGCTCACGTTCGTTAGGCTTAACCGACTCACGCATGAACTTAACTAAGCCACTTGCGTTTAGACCAGGCACTTTGCGAAGTAGCTGATAAGCATCGACCGCCGCAGAGGTTCTACGAGTATAGTTTGCCGCAACTTCTAGGTCGTTTGATGTGGTGTCAATCGTGCTTTGAACATCGCCAATGCTACGTTCCGCGCCATCTTCACCACGTTCAGCATACGCTAGTTGTTGGTCGTTCCTGTCGCCAAGTTCACGACGCGACCTATCGGCAGCAGTGTCCTCGTACATCTTATTGACGGTTTTCTTATAGGCTTCGTTGAACTCGAACTTGTCAACACGCGCTTGTAATGCGTCGATTTTCTTAAGGTCATCTGGCTTGTCTTTAAAGCTGTCACGTTTGCCCAATAAGCTACGCACAACCGGTGTAAGTTTACTTGGGTCTAACGCGTCATTGTCCTTAGCATTCTTGTTGAACTGCTTTTCAGCTTCCAACAGTTTACCCATATCGCCATCACTGGCCGTACGCGTTCCCAACTCTCGTTTAAGGTAATCAAGCTTACCAACAACAGTCGTAGGGGCTGGTTTGGGTTTGGCCTTAACTTCTGCTTTAGCCGTTGTGCCATTTTCGCTACTGTCTGCAATCTTAGTCAACAATGAAAGTTTGTCAGCTTCGAGTGAGCTAGTACGCTCAAGTTCGTAGTGTTGACCGACCTCGTTAAGCTGCTTACGGGTAGTGGCTAATTGTGTATCGAATATATCTTTAGCGGCCTGTGTATCTTTGCCCTTACTTTGGATCACACCACGAATACGAATAGCCAGCTTGTCCTTAACATCTGACAACATAGTCATCGACTCGTCTAGTTCTTCTTTGCTTGGCTTGCGACCTTCTTTAATCCAAGTAGGCGCGCTATCTGGTACGTTCTTCTCTTTAGTCGTCGGCGCTTTGCCTTTAGGAACTTTAACCGTTGGTGCGTTATCAATGTTTTTCTCTACTTTGGACTCTTTTTTGATGCGCTCGCTATTTTTGATGCGGGCAGACTTAACCTTGGAGTAGTCACGGAACATCGCACGGCCATCGAACTTGTTAGCGTTTCGGTAGACAATGTTATTGAACTCAGGATTGATAGCACCCAACGCCCCTTTAAGCGCAACATCTGTGCCCACATCTTCGGCCATTGTTAGCTTTTCGCGTTGTTCGTCAGTCAGTTTAAGCTTACCTTCGCGTGACATACTAACGACTTTACGGAACACATTAGCAAGGGCTGCATCCCCTTTGGCCTTGTCATAACCACCCGACAACGGTGTTTTAGAACCGTAATGAGAATCGGCTGAATAGCTCGCCAGTTCTTCATCCGTAAGTGTTCCCGAGTCAACGAGTGCCCCTACCTGTTTCTCATCAAGCGGTTTGCCCTCAGGCTCAAGCATCTTACGTAATTCATCGTAGCGTTCAGTCTTAAGATTCGGCACATCGCGAGAGGTCATAGAGTCAAATTGCCCTTGGCCTACAACACCCGCATCAACATCGGCATCATCACCCGCAGCAGTTTTACGCGCCTTAGGCTTACGCTTTGCAACACGTTCAACATTCAGTTCTAACGACTCAGACCCATCGTATGCAGGCGCTTCGTTTTCAGATTCTTCTACGGTGTCCTCTTTCCAGCCGTGAGCATCAACAGCTTCGCCCTCAGCATCAGCACCGCGTCTAGCTTCGTTGTAGTCACGCATGTAACCAACAGAGTTACCCAAGCTCGATGCGATACCACCGACAGCACCACCCCCAATAACAGCTCGAATGCCCGCTTCAACAATATCGCGTGTTTCAAGATTCCAATCAGTGCCGCCCATTTCGGTTGCAATAACTTCATCAATCACTACTTGCGCTGTGGAGGTAGCACCTTCGATGCCTGCACCCAATGCGGCGGTATTCATAACGTCTTTTAAGCGCTTTGCAACCGATGGTTTAGCCAATGCATCAAGGACAGGTTGCGCCGCTGCCTCTGACATTCCTGTGGCTCTAAGTGATTTGCTCATAACAGCAATAAATGGAAGCGCATTAGTCGCCGCACCCACAAGGCCTGAGGCCAATGTAGAGCTGCCGTGGTCTTCATTACCCGAAGCATCAAGACGATTTTCCATCGCCCCCGCTGCCTGAGCAAAACCAGATACAGCAGGCCCCGCGTACAATCCAGCCTTAACACCCTTCATTAACGAACGCGTTGCCGTAGCGCGCATTGCACCCATTAGGCCTGCACCAACAACAGCACCCGTACCGCCTGTAGCCGCGCCGACTGCAACAGTACCCGCAGTTGCTATCGCATCAACAATAAGACCAGGAGCAGCCTCGCCCAATGTTTCAACAACATAATCTACTGCATCGCCAAAGCCTTGAACCTTATCGACTGACTCGAATTGACGCTTGTTAGCGGAGGCTGCTACGCCATGTTCAAATGCAACAAGCTCACCTTCTTCTTTCCACTCGTCATTGCCAAGTGATTCACCGATATAGTTTAGCGCGCCACCTAATGCGGCTTTAGTTTCATCCGTTCCGCGATCAAATGCACGGCTAAACGTACCACGGCGGTCACGTATTTTGGGTTGGAACTCACCGCCCATCCATGATGTAAACTCGTCGTTTGTGTCGCGAAGCTCTTGGCCTACAGCGTTCATATCTGTGTTGCTGGTAGACTCGTAACCGAGTGCGCGACGCGTAATACCTGTTAGTGACGCTTGCATAGAATCAGCATCTTGAGTTGGCATTGCCGCCCCCGAACGTACTAAATCACCCGCAACGTCTAGGCCGTTCTTGTCACGAAACGTAGAGATTTTACGCCCATATGCCCCGCGTTCACCGCCAGCATCTACGTAGCCGCCATCGTCAATAATGCTCTGCGACAATTCTTGTTCTAGCCCCGCATTAATATTTGAGTCGCTACGCCAATCATGCTCACGTTCAACGCTGTTAAAGCCTTTAGCACGTGCATCTTTTTCGCCACCAATGCCGCCACTGTCGCCATCGCGCAGCTCAATATCGCGTTTATCTGTATTGGCCTGTTGTTCTGCCAATGCTCTATCACCATCATTTGGTTCAAGTAACCTAGCCATTAACTCGTCTTCGTTCATACAAAAAATCCCTAACATTTAACTGTTAGGGATTTTATCACACTACTACTTAGTTACTTTAACAGTATTACTACTAAAGGTTGTCGGAAGTAAAACCTGTATCAAACAGTTTTTGACGTTCTTCATTCCAGTCTAAGCCCTTTTCCTTTGCGGCATCTGAATATCTCATTAGCTTTTTATCATACGCATTACGCACCTCACGAAGCGAACGGCCTGAGTTCTTAGACGCGCCTAAAATCGTCTGTGCCGCGTTTGGCTTGAACTTACCCAATGCTGTATTGATAAATGGTAGAACAGTCTCAGCAGACAGGTTGTTGTCCTCTCCTTTATTTGCCAAGAACGAACGAACACCCTCATTGAACATAGCGCCGAACTTAGGGTCTTTCATCTGGTCAATGCTGAACGTTTCGCTACCCATAAGGCTTGTTGCCAACGCTTTAACACGGCCACGAACACCCGCAGCTTGTTGTCCTTTAAGCCCCATTCGACCACTATACCAATCAGCAATATTAGAACCTTCATCCTGTAGGAACTCCAACGCATCATTTCGGCGCTTAACATCGCTTTTATAATTCTTACCCGCTAAGTCAACATACTTGCGCTGGGCATCAAAGCGTTTTGCTTCGGCTGTTGCTACGGCCGCTTGACCTCTGGCCTCTGCCACATCAAGTGCCACATTATGCTTGTCCAATTCCATCTTAGACACACGCATATCGCCCGTTTCCATGTAGTTACGCATCTGACCTTCGTCAATGTTATTAGTAAGGTAAAGCTCACCCACAACAGCAGCACGTTTACGGCGAGTTGCATACTTTTCATGAATGGCTTGCATACGCGTTTCAACATCATCGGACTGCAACACAGGCTTAAGCTCTGCTCTGGCCTTAAGCGGTGGTGAACCCATGCTCTCTACCGTTTCTTTGGTATCCACAAGGTCATCGACACCCTCCGGCGTTTCTACTTTATTGCTAGGGAGTATCTTAACCTCGCCCTTTTTCTCGATACTAGCTTTAGCATTTTTGCCCATAACGAATTGGTTGGCCGTCTTCTTAACCGTATCACCAAAGCCACGTTCCTTAGCGCCATCAGACAACCAGTTACCCGCTTCCATGATTTTTCTAGCACCCGCTGCACCTTTGTTATACATCTGTTCGAGGCCAACAAACACACTCTCTGCCATCTTACGCTGCACGAAACCTATCGGGTTCGCCAAGTCGCTAGCTGTTACAGAACCATCGCCCTCAGGCTTAACAGTTGGCGCACCTTCGCCCGCATTGATAGGCACATCACTGTCAGGTGAAGTCTGCTTACCTTTCAACAGTCCATGAGACTTAAGGTTAGACATAAACTCCGATTCACTGGCTTCACGAATGTTGCCATTTTCATCTGAGGTAAAGCCTGCACGGATATAGGCCGAATGGTTTTCAGGTTCAACGCCATTCTTTTCAGCAATATCAATACTGCGCTGTGCATGTTCCTGTAGGCGCGGTAAGTCTTCGTTCTTGGCACGAAGCGGCTTACTCTTGTTATCGTTTGGGTTTGACGTTAGCTGCGTTTGTTCCCCGTTATCTTTTAGAACACCAAATGAAGTCGTGCCATCGCCATTGTCTACAGGGGTAATTTCGTCACCACTGCGGCTAACAGAGCGAGACAAACGCTGGTTGCGCTGAATTGCGGCCTGTTCCTGCGCATCAATATCACCCGATATACTGTCTACATAAGACTGACGCGCCTGCTTAGATTGGTCACGCTCAGCTACCTTGTTGTCGTACTCGTCCGTCTGTCTGTTGAACAACGTTTCCGAACGGTTGTCAGCAATAGCTTGTCGTGACGAACGTTCTTCATCTAATTTTGCTTGTCGGTTACGCGCGTACGTCTTATCTTTCTGACGCTCGGTGTAATCCGCGTACTGCCCAATTGCATTAATGATGGCTGTGCCATCGTGCATGCCATATCCTGCCATGATCATTCCTTATTAGTTACTGATAGCGCCGCCTGCCGCACCACCAAGAGAAGCACCCGCAGCTGCACCCATAGGCCCACCTACAAAGCCACCAATAACGCCGCCTGCCACTGCGCCAACCTGTGTCATAAATCCACCTTTAGCAGATTTATACGCTGCGTCACGTTGCTGCTTAGCTTGGTATGCTTGTGACATAGAGGCCGTGCCCGTCGCTTGCAACTGCTCACCAATACTCATTAGCTGTGTACGGGCTGCTTGTTGTTTAACGCGTTGGTCTTCATGCGCTTGGGTCATAACAGCGCTTCGAGCTGTCGCAACACCTCTTGTTTGTGTCCGATCCATTGCGCTACTTTGCGATGCTAGTTGGCCGCTCATGCTGTAACCCAATTGGCGATCAACAGTATTCGCCGTCTTCTCGCCTAGGCCATCGCTTAGCTTGCGTGACGTATCAACGATTGACGTACTTTTCGACTCGTCTACAAGGTCGTCAACAACGGGCAATGTGTTCTGCTCATAGTCAAGGACTTGCTGGCGGTACATATCTTCAAGCGAGTCTTCATACGACTTTTCATCAAGCTTTGCGTCGGCGGCTCGTTGCACCATTCCAATTTTGCCCGGACCATATGTTTTCTCTTGTTTGGCGAGCGCAACAGTTTGCGAATTAGATGGCGTAATAGCCCCACTAGTCGTCGTCTGCTTTACAGTAGGCATTATGTAGTTCTCCCCATCTCGTCATAGTTTGAGGCAGATAGCGGGCTGAAAATTGACACCTCACCACCGATTTCCTCTTTGTTTTTCTCATCGAAACCATCCGAACGGGCATAGGCCGAAGTCGCCGCCACGCCGATATCTAGGAATGCTTGTGTCTTCTTATTAGAGTCCGTGAAATCACTTAACGAACGTTGCTGACCCACTGCTGCCATGCTACGTGCCACGCGCGCTGTGCTTGAGGTATCTTGACGAACAATATCGCCCTCAGTGCCATAAGAACGCCCGCCTTTGCCCGTTGCAGAAATGCCAGTAGACTGCACATCAACGCCACCATCAACAGTCTTAAACTCGCCACCTGAGCGTGATTTTTTAAGGCGTGTACGACTAATGCTGGCGGACTCTGCACCAACGCGGGACATAAGGTTAGAACGCTCGTCACGGCGGTTTGAGGCCATGAACGCATCACGCGACCCCTCTTTTACGGTTGTTCCTTCCTCGAACATCTTGCTTGCAAGCTTGACCTGCATTTTCTCCCCCTCAGGGGTGGTGGGCTTCTCTGGACTAGACATTTCAAAACTCCATAGCATACGTCTTTGATTCAACGTGGAAACCTACTTGCGCTGCCACGCGACCCCAGCCTTCTCTTGGGCTGGTGAAAGTCAGTTTACTACACCCCAACTGTTTGACATAGCTAGTAGTATCACTAATAACATCAGGCCATGAATCAAGGTGGCCTTTCAACGAAGCCGCACATAAAACGTGACACGTATTCTCAGACCATTGGGCAATTAGGAACGCATCTTCCCCCACTAAATGTAAAGTAGCTGCACCAACGAGTAACAGACGTTCCACCTCATGCTCAGGGTAGCCCCCGAACTCACGATAAAGCCGCTCAATGAACGGCTTAATTGTAGGGAAAACCCTTGCTATGTCTTCAACACTGAATGGATCACTTACCATGAAAATCCTGTATTAAACTGCACCGAACGTTTCGGGCGACTGCGGTCATCACGTGCCTCACGCTTAGCCTTGTCGATACCTTCGCGAAAGTGCATTTCGTACGTTGCGGCCGCTCGGCTGTTAGCCCAAGTAGCATCTGGCATCGACAGTAAACGGGCAATAGCTCCACGCCTTATAACATCAAACCATTTGTCAGCTAACGAGTCGGGTACGCTTTCTATGTTTCGGGTGGGCTGCACAACAACCGATACCTCAAGCGTACCCTTTTCAAACGCGTCTAAAATGATAGTGTTACCACTGTGCGAGAATGACCCCACACGGTTTGTTTTACTGATACGGTGAGCTAGTTCACTAACAAGCTTAAAACGGTCACTACGACCCTCAGGCTCGAAATAAGCGAACTTCGTTGACGCTACATAAGTTTCCTCAGGTAACATTTGAAGTGCCGCAGTGTCCTCTACAAGTTTAATGCGCTCAGTATGTAACCACACTTCCGAAGTCCTAAAAAACTCTTGCAGGGCATAACGTACCTGTCGCGCCACTGTAGGGTCTAACGGCTCTGAAACGTCCATGCGGATACTGTCTACCCATTCTTGGACGTTAGCCATTAACGAGCCCCTATTGGATCACGTGTCACACCATTGTCGCTTTCCATGCTAGCTTGTGTGTCACCAATTTGAGCCGTAAACACATTGTAGTAACTTTGCGCGCGAGCCTGCATTCCTTCCGATTCAGTGAACTTACCAAACGCACGATGCAAAATGTAGTTAGCTACACAAGCGGCGTACATCGTAGGTAATGGGAACGGTTCATCAAGTGATAAAACCTCTGCTGGCGTAGTGCCAATAACCATCATTAAACCATTCTCACCAATTGTAGGTGGGTACACATAGAAAGTTCGTGGGTCAGTAAGGCTTACACTGTAGCGGAAGACTGTTAGCGTTTTAGTAGCGGCCATCCAGTTAGGGTCTTCGTTATCCAGTGTAGCGCGTTCGACACGACGAACTGAGCGACCTTCATCTTCCCCCACCATATTACAAACAACTTCTAGCACACGCGATGCGCCAAGCGCCGCTACACTCTGTTTAGAGCCTGCGCTTAAGTTAAAGGTTTCAGTGCTGCTGCATGATTCAGGACGTACACGGGCAATCTCGGCACAAGCTTCGTTAAACCATTGGATTAACTCAGGGTCACGCCATTGAACACCGCCCTCGTCAATATCACGTAAAAGTACACGGACGCGGTTTGTTAGTATTGTTCCTACGGTTAACATGACGTTTTTCCCTATTACTCAGATGCTTTAGTAGCTGCGTTCGCGGCACGTGTTGCCGCGGATTTCTTAGCTGCTTCACTTGCTTTAGCTTTTTTTGCGGCTTCTTCTAACGCTTTCGTCTGTTCCGTTGCGGCTTCCACTTCTGCTTTAGCCTCAGCGTCTTTATGAGACTGAATCACAGATGCAAGCTCGGCTTCACGCTCCGCAATATCCATAATGTCATCAAGTGGCACTAGGCCTGCGCGAATTGCATCTTCTTCAAGGTGTTGTGGAACGCTGCGTTCTTCGCCAGATTTAAAACGGATAACATGGCCGCCAATGCGGGCAGTTACACGGATAGTGTCGCGAGTAAAGTTTTTCAATTTCATGTTTTTGTCTCTTTAGAGGTCGGGGGTAATCGTCACCACCCCCTGCAAATTAGATCGCGAAGTCGATACGTAGAACGCCGTAATCTTGTTTAACAGCACGGTCAGCAGTCTTCTTAGCATCTTTGAACTGCATTTTCTTCATACCGAAGATTTTGCCGTACGCGATACCGAAGTTGTTACCGTAATCGAAATGGTCTCGTTCATCCCATGAAGGGCTATCAAGGTCAATAAAGCCGAGTGCTTGAGCGCCACATAGTAAGCCCATGCAACCCTCAACAGTGCCAGCCGCACCCCATTTAGAACCCGAAGCAACACCAAGCGTAGTTGGTACATGACGGAACTCATGGATGTGTAGGCCATCAACAATGTAAGACTCGCCGCCAGCAAACAATGTGTTACTGTCGCCACGAACGCCCGCATGACGCGCATTCTCTTTGAAATCAGGGTCTAATTTCAGTGCAGCAAGTGCCATTGGGTGTAGGAACAAGTGGTAAACTTCTGAACCGCCAGTGCCACGAATACCACGAATGTAACGAGTCTTAGCAATCGCTTGTAAACGTACAATGTGGTCGTAGCCTAGTTTGTCTTGGGCAGTAATAGCAGTCGTGTCACTTTCAGTAACTTGGCCGCCTTTAATACACATAAGGTGACGCTCAGACGTTGAGGCAAGGCCGCCGTCAGTGTTGAACGCTAAGTCAGACAAGTTGTCATCATTAGAGCCCTGACCAGGACGTACTCGACCATCATTCGTTTGCGCGAAATCTAAGCCAGCTAGTTGTAGGAATGTCATCTGATCTAAACGGTCTGATAACCAGTAAGATAGCTGGTCACGCGCTTGTTCACGGAAGTTAACAACCGTTTTCTGGTCGTTCATTTTACCCGTGTTCTTCACTGCGTTACGTAATTGGTCAACTTCAACTTTGTCTTGATGCGCAGTTAATGTTGATTCGTTACCGGTCAGCTCGTTGTCACCAACAATACCGTCGCCGTGCATATCTGGAACAAGGGTTACAACTGCTTCTGTACCACGTTCTGATTTAGTCAGCTCCGTAATACGTTGGATCATTGCGTTTTGACCCGAACCCATGAACTTAGACACGAACATCTTGTCGCGTGCTTGATGCCACGTATCACGTGACCATACTTTTTTAGCGTCATCATCTAACGCTGAGAAATTAGTTTTTGCCATTACAGTGCATATCCTTCGTTAGTCCCTGAGCCGTTGGCTTGTTGCGAAACGACAAACAGAGGACTTAATAAATCCAAGTGTTTTGAGTCGTCCCGTAACGTGGGTCTATCGAAATGTATGCACGGCATGACTGAGCTGTGGGGCAGGATTGATTTACAAGGTATCACCTTGAATATGCTTCAATAGTAGCAACACTACTGCACCATGTAAACAGTATCACTACTAATCAAGGGTTTATTTTCAGATAGAGTGGACATGCGTAAATGCCTCTATATACTGGCCGTTCGAAAATTTAGGGATATACACAATGGACAAAACATCAAAAATAACAATGCTAGTCTGCGTAAGTCTGTCAGTCGCGTTCGTTTCATGGAGGACTTACATAAACTATGTGGCACGCAATCTGCCAATACCAGACGGTGTTTACATAACGCCAAAATGGGATGAAGCTGCCGTGTGCGAAGAGGCTGCCCGCCTTACGATACGGTACACAGCGAGCAAGCGAGCCAAGGCTATTCGTGCTGCGACATGCAGCCTAGTTGAGCTGAACGGTAGGATGGGCTACCCCGCCGAGAGTTTTAAACCTTACGCCGTAAACTTTTCAAATGGTACATCAGTGCGCGTATTCCTGAACGACAGTGGAAACCTAGCAATGATGGGGGTTTCAGAGCGTGGGCAAGTTCCCGAATGGACAAACTTACCACCAAAGAAAAGCCAACCTTAAGGTTGGCTCTAGCAGAGGTTAAGCGATGTAGTCGCCACGTGCGGTGGCTAACGCTTCTTTGCTCAGTTTCCCGAACTCTTCATCCCCTAATCGCGAAATATCCACCTTAGGGCGGCTACTTCCACCTGACCCCCCTAGCTTGCCACGTTCTTTTTTAGCAGCATCTAGTTTAGCTTTGCTGTTTAATCGCTTAGCAGGCTTAGCCATATCGGCCTTAGGCTTAGCTGTACGGTCTTTTAAGCCGTTCTCTAACGCAACTAGACGTACTGACTTCTTAAGCGCGTCAGATGGTGATAAGCCACGTTCAACGTACAGGTCGCGCATTTCAACAACTTCTTCAATCAAGCCGTCGTCCGAATCATCGCCCGCACTATCTAATTCAGGATATTGAACCGATAAATCAGTAGCCGTTTTAACCAGTTCAGCAGTCGCACGGTCTTGGTTAATCTCACTGCGAACACGGTCTGCAACGTCTTTTTCTGTAAGGCTTTGAGCCGCTTGGTTCTGGCTGCTCATCATCTTGCCAAATATCTCGAATGCCTTGTCTGTCTCGCCATCAAGCATTGCTTCCTGCATACCTTCAAATTCTTCACGCGAAATACCTGTAGCCTCAGGTTCAGGCGCTTTAGTCTCTGGCGGTGCAACCTCTGGCGCTTTGCGAAGTTCGGTCAGTTGGGTCTCTAACGCACGACGCTTTGAGATTTCTTTGTTCAAACGGTCGAGTGGCACTTGGCGCTTGTTCTTGCCCTTCGCTGGCTTTTCTTCTGGCGCATCTTCTTCTGGCGCATCTTCTTCTGGCGCGTCTTCTTCTGGCGCGTCTTCTTCTGGCGCGTCTTCTTCTGGCTCGTCTTCTTCTGGCTCGTCTTCTTCTGGCTCGTCTTCTTCTGGCGCATCTTCCTCTGGCTCGTCTTCTTCTAGCTCGTCCAGTTCTTCTTCGGGTTCGTCAGCAGGCGCGTCATCTTCATCTACGAAGTCGCCGCGCTCAGCAGGAGTTGGTGGAATGTAATCATCAACGATTACAGATGTTGCGTCTAAGCCGTTATGGTTTGCAGCCATTTATTAGTTACCCTTCTTATTATTTTTAGTAGTGTTACTGCTATCTTTATCCGAGGCAGTATACGCCATATCCATAGATTTCATAGCGATTTGGCTAGAAATACGTTTGTCATTCATAGCGTTCTGATTCTGGTGTCCTCTAGCGGCCAGTGCGATGCGTAGAGAAAGCTCTTGCTCTTTCGTTGCACGTTCTTGTTCTAAGCGTTTAAGTTCCATCTGCGCTTGATTAAAGCCCATCAGAGAGTCAGCTTTAGCCATCTTCTCTTTAGCTGTAGCCAATGCCACTTCAATGTCAGCATCCGTCTTCTCAAGTTCTTTACGAAGCATGTTGATTTGGTGTTCGACTTGCATTTCTTCGAGTGCTGCTTGTTCTTCGGTAGGTTCGCCAAAGCCTTGACTCTGCTTAAGGAACTCAGCAAGTTCGCCGCGTTTAGTAAGGTTAGAGTGCTGAACGATAACATGGTCAGGAATAGCGACACCCATTTCACGTAAGCGCAGAGCTTCTTCAAACTCTTGGTCAGCCATTGTGCCGCCAGAAGGTCTAAAGCTAATATCAACCTCGTAATCGCCAACGGTAACATCGTTGAGAATATTGCCATCTTCCTCAGGAACATTGATACCCACGTCGTCCGTACGTTCTTCACCAGCCATTATGCTGTTACCCGTCACCTTAAAGTAACGAGTCTCGCTGTAGAAGTCCTGTACCAACTCAAGCACCTTCTTACCCACTCTGCGACGCGCACGTTTCAAGTTACTTACGATAACAGACACTTGAATTTGACCACGACCCACAGCGGCCTCTTGCGCACGGCCTGATTGGTCAGCGCGAGCCGTACCCAACATTGACGCATTCACTGCCGATATTTCACGGATAGTAGCTGCCGCTTTTTGCGAAATACGGTCAATACCTGTAGGGATTTGGTTAGGCTGAATCTTGTCTGGTTTTTCGTAGCCACGTTTGTACTGTAGCACTAGGCCTGTCTCAGCACCGCGTTCCTCAAGGTCTTCGGCCTCCATATCCACAAGCGAGTCTTCTTGGATAACCCAACCACTATTTGCTGTCGTGTTAACGATGTGCAATTCCTGCGAGCTTGTCTTGTTCAACAAGTTCTGTGGGTCGATTAGGTTATCAACAGGACCGAATGGGTGGCCTCGTCTAAAGTACGCGAAGAACGGTACGATTGTGAACGAGCGGTAGATAGACCAATCATCATGCAGCACAATGTCATCAGCCGTTGTGGTCATACGAACGCGTCGGCCTTTGCGCTTAACTAGGTCTAGGCCATAATGCTCAGCAAACGTTTCGCGTTCTTCTTTACTCGTGCCATAAGGAACAGGACGCATGTTACCCGTTACCATATCAACAAAGTGGAACTGTTCTGACACGCGATAGTGCTGGCGCTCAACTACACGGACACGGCGCAGTTCTCGGCTATCACTTTCATCAAGAGTTGATGTACGGTCAGCGCCACCGAATGTATGCTCAAAATATTCGAAATTATCGTCCGTGTTAAAGCTGTTGGTATCGACCAAGCGTTCTAGGCCTTCTACCTTTTCCCAGCCATACTCAGCACCGATTTCATCAAGCGTAAGCCAACGTGATATAAAGCATTCGTTCCACGTTGAAGGGTCAGCGTTCTTGGCTTCACCATCAGGAATAATATCAATCGGGTCTTCCGAAGTAATCTGTACCTCACCCTGCAAGTTCTTCTCGAAGTTCATGCGTACATCGTAATAGCCACGACCAGAGATTAGGCCATCGGCAAACACATCTTCTTCACTGTCATCAAAGTTGTTTGTGGCGAGAATATTGCGGGTAATAGCATTCAACGCAAACGCAGTGTCTTCATCACCGTAGTCATTAGGTCGGTAAACGACTTCCAATTTACGTTCGAGTTGTTCACCAATAATAGCGTTGACCGTAGATAAGATCATATTCAGTGTGAGTGCTGGGCGACCTTCCGCATCTAAACGCGCTTTGTCTTCCTTATTCCACTGTTCACCAGCATAGAACTGGTTGTTACGGACTGCACGGGCAATGAACTCTTTGTGCTTCGTATTGTTCGCCTCTTCAAATCGAGTTTGATTATCACGAGCGACCATACGAGAATCTACTTTCTTCTTCTTGCTCATTAGCGATCCAATCTATCGGTGAGACGCTCTATAGCGTAAGTAAGCGCGTTAAGCGTGGTGTCTAGCTTCGCACTATCTATCTCAAGTGTGCGAATGCTAGTGTTATTATTTCGTAGCTGCTCTTTGATAGGGACGACTACGACGGTGTGCCACAGTCCCACGATGGCAGCGAATACAGCACCTAGTGCAATAAACATCTTTATGTTTTCAGCGTCCAAGTTGCGACCTGTTATTATTATTTACTGTTTACTAATAATAACAGTAGCACTACTATTTAACAACAAACCACTAAGCCGCCATACCGCTTTTACTCTTGGATTTAGTGCCCCCACCGTACTTCCTAAGCTTGTCTTTAAACGACTCCTTAGACTTAACTTTCTTCTCGTTACGGATACCAAATAACATGATCATCTGACCAATCCATGCCAGCGCATCCACTTGGTCATCGTTAGCCCCAAGTGGGAACTTAAGCATTTCGTTTTGCAGTGAAGACATCCAAGGTGTCGAGTCAACGGTAGGAAAGTAAAATTTACCCTGCTCCATACGACCCTGCAACGGCCTAGCACGTGTGCCCTTATCTGCTCCACGTGTTCTAAGCTTCTCGTAACGTAAGCTTATGCCCCGCTCCTGCTCGGCTTTTTGTATGAACGGTTCAAGCGTTAGCTCAATCTGCCCCGTTTCAATGCCAAACAATTCAGGGTTATATTTCGTCTGAATCTCGAACATTCGGTCAATGATACCCAACGAGTTCCATCGGCCACGTACGAGGTCTACAAGCCAAATGTTTTGCTTTCTGTCGATGCCAACAACGGCAAACACACTGTAATCGGCGGTCTGCTTAGTAGATATTGCCAAATCCGCCGCAGCATAAAGCCGCATCTCATTAAGCGGTGGCATTTCGCCCGGCTTATAATATCTGAACATATCTCGCGTGAAGAAATCACCATCGTCTGATACGGGTTTCTGTTGGTACAGCGCTTCCCAATCTCGGGGGATCATGGCACGTTTGATACGACGAAGAGAGGGTAACGGATAACGCGCCTCATGCAGTGCTTCACCCTTTTTGCGGTACTTCTCGTCCTGCGTTGCAATGGCTGGGTATTCCACCAAGTCCCACTTGTCCACATCGTCAGGTACAGCTTCACCTTTTTCCGCAGCTTCCTGTTTGGCTTCATCAAATATGTTGAGTAACCAGCCTGCTAAATCATCATCGTGCCAGCGAGTCTGGATGATAAGAACACCCCCTCCTGGTGCAAGACGCGTGTAGAATGCAGACGAGTACCAATCTTTCACGTTCTGACGTGTCTTATCCGATTCGGCTTCTTCACGGTTTTTTACGGGATCATCAATAATGCCCAAGTGAGCGCCACGACCCGTAATAGGGCCACCAACACCCGCCGCAGTAAAACTACCGCCATCAGTTGTCGCCCACTTTTTAACGCTCTTGGAATCAGCAGATAGCCGCGTTTTAAATGCCGCTTTGAACTTATCAGTGTCTAATAAGTCACGACACTTACGACTGAAATCTTCGGCTAAGTCACCTGCATACGAACAGATGATTACCTCATGTGTTGGGTTACGGCCTAAGTACCAACTGGGGAAAGTCTTTGAGCCAATCTCACTTTTACCGTGTCGTGGTGGCATGGTAATCATCAAACGTGGCGACAACCCGTTTTCAATATCTTTGGCAAACTTTTCAAGGCGAACACATATATCGGCATGTACCCACCCCGGAACATATGTATCATTGTGACGCTTGATAAAGGGTAAAAGGCGGCGGCGAACAAGCTCACGTTCTGCAAGCTCTTTCTTGGCTTCCAGTTCTGCGTTAAAGGCCTCTACTTCTTCCTCATTGACACGTTGGAACTCATGTTCGATACGTTGCACTGATTCTTTGTTAGATGGCCTTACGAACGTTCCTAGGTGCTTAGCGCATGGTAAGCAGTGTTTGTCGTCATACATTTCAAAGTGAGCAACGGTACGCAAACACTCATGGCAATGCTTATTCTGCATCGCCAACCTCCACATATTCGTCAGGGCTTAGCTGTATGTCCTGCCCTGCAAGTTTGAGTAGCTGTTCGTCATCCATGTTTTCCATTTGCCCACGGTTCGTGACATTGATTTCAACACGGTCAGGTGTGGCTAGGCCATGCAGTTTCACAAGCGAATCGACTGCGCGTATTTCTTCCATAGCCGTTGCCGACTTAGCGTGTGCCTCAAGGTAGAGTGCCGTTGCATCATCCCGAGTGAACTCAAGCGCACCAGCCTGTACAGCCACTTGGCGCTGCATTTCCCGCATGTATGAAATAGCTAATGTAATGTCTTCGCGCTGTGCCATTTCTGCCACTGCTCTAGCGGGGTATCGAAAGCCAGCCGCCCGCGCTGCCGCAGAGGGATTAATCCCCTGCGTGCGTCTTTGAACATAGGTTTCTTCTTGTGCTGTTAAGCGGCCAATGCCCAATGAGGCATAACTCCCGCTCAGTGTTTGTAGTGACAAATCAGCAATCATTTATTCACTCCAAACAAGCGTAGTCTCACCAACAGCAGTCCATTGGGTCGGGTCAACTATGAACGGTTCGCGAACATGGATACGCACAGTGTTGTAGTCCACCCCACCCATGCGGCACTCACCGACATACACAACATTGGGGGCTTTGGTTAGCCCTAATGCATCAATTGCTATGCCCGCAAACATGCCGAGAGGAATGATGAGTTTGTATTCTTTTGGGTTGCTTCGCAGGGTAACAGTAGCCTCAGATTCGATGCTTCGAGCCATGTTCAATGTTTCTTTGGCGGTATTACGTAGCGACTCAACAAGGGCGTTTTTTATCATTTTTATTAGCCTCACTGTTATTTGTATTCAATAGTAACACTGTTAAACCTTCTCGCGAAAAAATATAAAAAAAATATAGGGAATTAGCGGTATACAGACGGGGTGCGGGGGTTAATTGAAAAGCGACTTTTTCCGCATTTCTCACAACATTGGTTGGTTGATGCATTGTATGTGTCTCTGCATAGGAGGCGCGGTCGGTTCGGATCGGGTTTGGTTCGAGTCAATCAATAATCGGGGCAATGAACCTACTTAGGAGTCCCTAATCAATCAATACATAAGGTACATATCATGAAACAGAACTTAATACTTAGCGCAGACAGCAAAGACTTTAAAATCAATGGCGAAGCAGCATTACGCTTATCATCAGCAGACTTCACTAAAGCCGTTGTTCAAACGATTGACGAGCTATCAACAGTATATGGACACCGAACGAACTACATAGTACGTGGTGTTGCATGGGCAATGAAGGGTGAACTCAACAAGCGCGGTCGCCAAGCAGACAATGCAGTGACAGCAAGTGTTGCATACGCCATCACTACCAAGGACGCAGAGAAGCTTAGCAAGCTATCAGATGTGGTTGAGAAGGTGTCGTTGTGGATAGAGGCGATGTTCATACAGTACGAAGCACATGCTCAAGACTTATCAACTCTTGGTGACTATGCAGTCGAGTTCCACCCATTCCAACGACGCATTGAAGCAACATTCCAGCTCAACAATGAGATAGACGATGGCGCAGAGTTTGACCAGTTCGAGTACGATTACGCAGATGATGATGAAGACGATGAAGCAGCCGCATGGATTGAGGAACACGGGCTTGCAACACAGATGAAACAGAGCGAGCTACGCACTCCAAAGGTCAATGTGGCGCAGGCGATGGATTCAGAGCCTAAAGCAGTATTTGAGGACGTATCACGCAATGAATGGGTAGAGGACAGAGTTCACCGCTCACCTGCTGAATGGGTAGAGAACGCTCAGTATGGCGCATGGGGTGGCATCAAGGCCTTAGTAAGCAAAGCAACACAACATGTGCATTATCCACTCGTACTTGAAACAGTCGGTGGTATGCCTGAAAAGCCACTGGCATTCGCTACTAAGTGTATGCGCAAACAGGTGGATATGACCAACAGAGTCGAACGTCTTGAGAGCCAGAAACAGTATGTGCTTGACCGCATATACAAGATGGACAACACGGCAGATGAAGCCCCAATAGCAGCAGTATCCAACGCAGTACGCGATGATGAGGTGGACGAGATAGACACCTCGATACGTGATGCAGTCAAGGTGCTTAACTTCTTGGACGAGTACACACCACAGTTCAACAATTGGCTTGAGCTAGTCAACCTAGACACACCAATACGTCGATACTCAACATACGTCGCATTTGATCCAGTTGAGATGATTATGAACCAGATGGTGAAGAAAGCAGGCTTTGAAGGACGTAGGCTAACAGCTCGCGACAACGCAAGGCTTGAAGCAGATGCACTCACAATGCTTGGCAACCCAACGACTATCGAATCGTTTGAGTTAGAAGACGCTGGCAACCTGAGATTATGGGGTATCCACTTCACAGAGGGTACGTTTGACGAGCTAAGAGGCAAGGCCAAAGACGTTAGCAAGATACGAACAATTCAGTACAGACAAGCCGAGCTTGAGGCACGTGCCAACAAGTTAGCTAGAGTTCAGAAAGGTTCAGCAATGCGTAATAAAAAGCCCACTAGCCCGTTAGAGCTAGAGGCCATCACAAATCAATTCCTTTTCTAAGAAAACTTAGATAAGAACTGAGGGCAAGGTGCACCAACACCCTGCCCTCGCACCAATATAAGAGAGAGAAATACTAATGTCAAACAACACGTTATCAATTGATTCATTATTCGATATGGACGACCTATTCGGAAGTGCCGCAGCATACGAGGCAACACTAGATGCCACAGAAACACCAACAGCAGAGAAGGTTCGCATACGCGCCTACAGCAGCGAATACTACACGTGGATAGGCCAGTGCATACCTATGCCTGCTAAAAGCCCTAAGATCAACGCTGTGGATCAAATAGTCACATCAGCAAAGGGCACAGCATGTAAACGGTGCAATGCAACAGGCATATTCGCCTTAAATAACGGGACTGCTACCACATGCTACAAATGTGCAGGCAGTGGCACAATCACCGCCATTGACGAAGCGCGCACCGCTAAATATTGGGCACGTAAAAACAGTGGGCAAGCCATGAGCAAACATTACACAGATTACGTTCACTAGTTCGTAGGCCAACAGTCAGGCACTACAAACAGACTGACAACCAAACACCAACAAGCAAGTAGATACCGGTGATCAAATCAACTTTCTAACTCCCATCCAACCGCCCAATGGCGCACAACTATGGTCACGAACTAGCCCCTAGCCTGCGAAGAAAGAGAATAAGATATGCGTCGAGAAGCGAGGATGCGAGGCGAGAAGCGAGGATTGTTAAAGGTTAAATGTTATGAGGTGTGTGTTATGTAACGTATGTCATTTAGCAGTTGTCAGTATGGCATGTAACAAGTGTCGTTTGTCTTGTGGATTCTACGGATAAGACGGTTTGGGTAGTTCGGGTAGAGCAACGTGGACAGAATGAGGTTCGTTCTGTTTGGAAAATGGGCGTTATGATTATATTTCGGGAGCTTAGATTTAGTTTACAGGCATTCCGCTTAACCTCAACGCTTAGTACGCTCAGTACAGCTCGCTACGCTTCTCCGTTCGTTCCTCTCTCCGCATGTCCTGCGTCCTGCGTCAAGGTAGACTCCACGACTGACACGAAAGTCCAAGCAATCACCCAAAACATTGCACAGAAGCCTAGGCGTGGACGATGTTAAATTTGTTCTTACGGGGGACTTTGACGACAGAATTTAAGAGTTATTCCGAACGTCAGAGGTCACGCGGCCAACACCATGCGCCACCATCCACACAACACAAGCCACGCGCCCTAGACTGACCAACACGCACCGACTACTACGAACCACACAGCAAGCACCGACCAACGACCAACAACCAGCATCGCCGACCATCGCGCGCTAACTACTAAGCAACACGCAACACAAACTAGCCAGCAACGGCATCAATCGCCCCACAACACGGGCATTCAATACAAATCGGAGCAACACTATGACACCTATCAACGCCCTTCACCGCCGCGTACTTATCAACTACCCTTGGGCAACCGGCACCGAACTCCAACACCGAACACGCACCCTCGAAACCATCGCAACGCACGTAGAGCAATGCCAAGATTACACACTGCGCGGCGACCGATATCAGGCTGCCGCCCACTTCCAGTTAGCATTCAACCTAATGGCACAACAACGCCAACTCGACAGCTACTTTACAACAACTAACACGCAGCAAATGCAACTAGCAGCCTAGGACAATTAACCATGAGCCAACGCCAAACAGATATGATTTCCCGCGCCCGCAGCGCAAAGACCGCCGCATACCAACAGGCCGATGCCGCCAAAGAGGCACTCGCCAAAGGACTCCCTGCCCGCGCCCAACATCACACGGAACAAGCCAATCAATTAGCAGGGGAAGCCAAGCGACTCCTATCCCGCAGCAATGCCCTTTACTGGTAACAATTAATACTCATCACCCCCCGACAGCACTCATTAAACGCTAAATGATAATCGGCAGAGTAATAAAAGATGCAAAACAATGACTTACAGGGAGCAAGTTGTACTTATGGACGCTTGACGCAGATTGGATGGACAAATAATTCGCGACTTTTGGCGCTGGATGTGAGTCAGAAGTAGAGGGCATGTAAACACCAAAAGTGTCCACCTTTTTTTAACCCTGTCCACCTTTTCAAATTGGGTGACCAAGGGGGGTGGACAGCTACAGCCTATGACACATATGGTCTAGACCCATCTGTCCATGTTGTCCATGTTTTTCACCCACCTACAGAGTATAGACATTATATATAGTGTGTTACTACAACACAGAATATAAAACTTTTTCTCTCAGTCCTAGGTATCAAAAAGGTGGACAACATGGACAAGGTGGACAGACGGTTAATAAGTGAACTCTGTAATTATTCATCATCTGTAATATGGGGGTCTGGGGGGTTAGTAAGCACTTACTTACAAACACCAAAAAGTGTCCACATATTTTTTGCTAGGTGGACACTTTAAAATAAAGGTGGACAGACTGTACAAATAATAGGCTATTTATTCGAGTAGCTTACTATTTGATCAACATTCCACTAAAAAGCCACTTTAACCGCTCATTGACGAGCAACCAGTATAAAACCATAACTTTCGGAGATTATTATGGAACAACAAACACAACAAATCAAATCAACATCTGACAATATGCGCCGAGTTGAACATGGCACAGATTTCACGGACGTTACGACAACCAAAGCACAGAGCGACGACTACGCAAGTGCGGTCTTCATAGACTGTAACTTCGAGGGTATGCGATTAGTCTGCGCCAATCTACGGGGCTCAACGTTCATAAACTGTAACATGCGCGACACTGACCTAACGCTAGTGAACGCCTCGAACACCACGTTCCGCGACACAGACCTAGAGGGAGCCGACCTATCGCAAGCCATACTATGCGGAGCCTCACTAGAGCGCACGAAATTCACGCCCGCCAACATTAAAGGGGCTGACCTGCGAGGCGCAACACTACCAGAGGGCATCATCGTAGCGGACTTCACCCTGTCACGCGCTGAACCACTCACCGCCCTACTATCGGCCAATACGCTGCAAATTAACAACGAAACCGCTGAATTAAATGTGTGGGACGCAATGATTGATGAGCATCCTAACGCAGACTATCGCAACCGAGTACGCTCACTGTTAGTCATGTGCCATGCATTACGCGCCAAAGAACGCGCGCCACGTAGCGTAGACCTTGAGGTGGCCGCATGAGAGCTGCCCCATTCCACCGACAACGTGGCTATCAACAACCGTACTTTGATGTGGGTCAGTACAAATTCCACATACACGACGCAACACTGAATGGCGCAGGCGACCCAGCGATTAACATGCAGGTGACAGAGTCATTTGATGGCAGACGAGTTGGCGTGTACTACTTCCGCAATTTCCATCTTACTGCAGCCACTACGCCGAAATCAAAAGCCTTGTGGGAACGCAAACTGGATATGCTATTGGGGGCGCTAGGCATCAAAGAGATGCACGACCTTAAAGAACTAGTCGGACGCACTGTTGTTGTTGAGTTCACCAAGTCGGGGCTTGAACCATTACCTAACTTTTTAGCACCTGACAAAGCAATCCCACTGTATAAAGCCGAACTGTTAGCAGCTTAACTCAATCAAACTTTAACAGTAACACTGTTGACATGGGTTAGTAGCACTTATACTATGCCGCAACTTTCAGGGGAGCAAACCAATGTCACCACCTAGAAGACGTACACATTCTTTCCGAAGACGCGCCGAACAAAGACTAACGCGCGTCCTTCTCCTTTGCATCGCAGTAGTAGTAACCCTACTAAGCACCGCAGTAGCATTCGCTACAAATCACTAATTATCATTATAAATGAGAGCATCCATGAAAAACTTAACAGCAAATGTAGCATACGCAGCCGTAATCAAAAGAGTCATTGAAAAGCACATGACTGAACCACAGTACGCAATAGGCTTGCCGCTTTACGTGCCTGTCATCACAGGTTTAATGGATACCGCTCCTTCACAAACTGACCGAGCGCAGATGTTCGGGGCAGCCGCAACGGCATTCCTATCGGAGTCAACACCCGCGCTTAGAGACTTTAATCCTGAAACGGTTGATGCACACATGGATCAAATCTTTGTTGAGATGCAAAGTATCCTTGACCAAGTACGCGAAAAGGTTATCGGCTCAAAAGATATGCACGACCTTATTAAGAGTAACCGCCAAACTAACTATGTTGACAGCAAAGGCGAACAGGCCGAGACCGAAGACAACGACGGCAAGAGTAGCAACGGAACAAGCATCCTAGACCAGCTACTCAGCGCCCTAAGTGCCGATGGTTGTGGCGAATGTGAAGGCTGTAAACGCCGTGCAGCACTGAAAGAAGAGCAAGAAAAAGGAGCTGCATAATGCCTTACGCTGACCAGAACCTCGAAATCATAAACGAAGTAGCCAATATAAGCACCCAGATACCAAGTACAGAGCGCTTAGCCGACCATCTGACACCTATCATCATCAACGCAGCACCGACTCCAGCTGATGCACTTAGTGACCTTGCAACGCATTACCTTACATTGGTTCACATGCTCAGCGTTGCACACGATGACATTGATAAGCGCGAACCACACTACATTGTGCTTGAAGTGAATGGCCTTGTGGAAGAAGCACTTACCAGTGTCAAAGAACAGTTAATGTTGAACCCAGACTTCGCATTAACAGTGACTAACGAAGCGGAACGCCTGCGCGAACTTGCTTAAACGAATTATGCGGGTACTCCAAGTGGGGTGTCCCGCCACCAAACGGATAACGGAGTACCCAACCATGTTCGGTAACAAAGAACAACAAAACCAAATTGAACAGCTTAGCTCGAAAGTAATTAACCTTGAAACCATGTTACGCGCTGCCACTCGAGACTCAATCAAAGCACACGATCGGATAGACCAGGCGAACCTTAGAACCGCCAACATTGAGCATTACACCGGTATGCGCTCACACAGCTTTGAGAATGGCGGACGCATGTGGAATTACATGCAGATGCACCGAGATATAGCGAACAGCAAGCGCCCTCAATCACTTTTTGTGAACAAGAGCCGCGTAGCACAAGCAGCATAACCAACGGGATGCACTAGTAGCATTCCTCCCCTCTTTGCAACAACACAGGTAACTAACATGAAAAAATTAAAGCTAGGTCTACGCCTAAACTCTTACAACCGTCGCAAGATAGCGGTTGCCGTTGTTAGCGCGCAGATTGGTGGACGCATTGAACAGCTAAACCGTGAACTGTCAGACCTTGGCAAAGAAGTTTATACATCACTATTCGATATGTATGGCCTAGGCAATTTATGCGCTGATGGTGAAGACGTAACGACCATTATGGAAGGAACACTGCCAGTAGCACCGCACATCACTGTGACCAGTCCTGACCGTGCCGACATAATGAACCTTGAATTTGGTGCAGAGCGCCCTATCCCGTATGCCTACCAGATTGGCAATGTTAACGACACATTGTTCGCAGACTTGCCGATGATGGAAGAGCGCATAATGGGATTATTCCCTAAGTGCGCGCTTGTTAAGAGACAGGCCGATGACATTGAACACAAAATCACGGTCTATCTCGAAGGACATAAGACGCTTCGCACTGTGATAGAAGAAACGCCGGGCATGGCTGACATTATCCCTGACGAGTATTGCGAAGAACAGAAAGAAGGTAAGTCACTCGACAGCATTCTAATGGGCACTGACGTTGTTGAAGACCTTGAACACGCTGTTGAAGACCTTGAAGGAGTCCTTGAAGAACAGGACGAGGACACAGAGATTGAGTAGCCTCTTTGACTCAAAAGACAACTTAGCAATTACGGTTATCAAGCGCGCATTCGACCTAGATATTATTGTCTTCCTAGATTGGGAGACATTCTACAAGTCTAAAGCGAACAATGGCTCTAAGTCATACAGCCTTAAATCACTAACCTACCCTGATTACATACTGGGCGACCGATTTGAAGAAACAGGCCTAGGCGTAACGATTGACCTAAACGATGAAATTGTTTACGGGCACGGACAATACTTCTACCAGCAACAAATGGCAAAGATTAAAAAGGCACGTGCTGAGGGTTTACGCGTTGGCCTAGTCGCACATAACACCGTATTCGATGGCGCTATCTGTAATTGGGTGCATGGCCTTAAGTTCGACTTCTATTTCGATACGATGCTAATGCGTAAGTATTTAGCGGCACATAAGCCTGCATCATTAGGCGCGTGTGCTAAGGACGAATGGCCTGATGACCCTGCGCTACGTAAGGGCAGCGATTTGGCGCAAGTTGATGGGATCAAATACGATTACATTAGCACGTCGGAACACGTGTCATTGGCGAAGTATTGTCGTCAAGACGTTAACCTTATGCGCCGTTTATTCTTGGCTTACATACCCCGCATTGGTTTAGGCGAAAGCACTGAACTACGTGCCATGCACATAACATTACGCGCCGCTATTGAGCCACAGTTCGACATTCGACACGACTTACTTGAGGAAGTAATCGTTGAAGAAGACGAGCTTGATGGGATAGCAGCGGTTGCCGCCATACAGTTCTGCATAGACAACGATGTTGAGGGCATATCGCCGAAAACGTTTAGCTCTAACCCGCAGTACGAGGCGTTGTTAAGACAGTTTAAATTACGTGTCCCTAAGAAAATATCGAAGACTACGGGCGAGTTATCCCCCGCCCTTGGCAAAGGCGACCCTGAGTACATTCGTTTGCAGATAGATAACCCTGAGTACGCGGTGCTATACAAAGCCCGTGCGCGCTTGAAATCTACTATTGGCAAGACGCGCGCTGTCCGCATGATTGGGGTGTCTTCAACCTTCCGTTCACGTGGATTTGGTGACGCATGTATGCCGTTCTTCCTGAACTACTACGGCGCGGGGCAAACAGGCCGTTGGTCGGGTGGACAGAAGTTGAACCAGCAGAACAACACACGTGGCGGTAAGCATCGCCTGTCAATGCTTGCACCTGATGGTCACTACATTGGCGTATGCGATTTATCGAACATTGAGCTACGAGTGAACATGTGGTTCTGCGGTCAGACTGACGTTTTAGAAAAGATGTCATCTACTGACCAACTAGGCGAAAAAGACCCTGACAAGTACGACTACTACTGTGACCTTGCGGGCGGCATATTCGGTCGCAAGATAACGAAAGCCGAAGATAAGAACGAGCGTCAGATGGGTAAGGCTGCGGGCTTAGGCCTAGGCTTCGCAATGGGTTGGTTCGGTTTCCAGCAGTACCTTGCGAGTGGCCCGATGGGCATGGAACCTATGTTCAAAGACGATGCATTCTGCCGTGGGGTTAAGAACTCATACGACACGAAGCACTACGCAGTTAAGGCGATGTGGCACTTCATAGCGAATACGGTAATGCCTGTAATCGTTAACGGTGGCGAGCTTCGGTTTGGTCCTAACGAGTCATACGTGGCGCACAAAGACAAGATTGTTCTGCCCTCTGGCCGAGTATTGCAATACAGCAACGCGCGCTACAAAGGTGAGGAAACTCGCGGCGGTGTGTCGATTAAAGTTGTATTCGATTCGGACAAGTACGACCGCTGGGGCAACCCTGTCCTTAAATACCTATGGCATGGCCTGCTTATCGAGAACATAGCGCAAGCAACCGCGCGCGACATTCTTGCGGAGCAGATAGTGAACGTTGACGCAGAGCTTGAGGTTAAGCAATTAGGCTGGGTAATGGGCAGCGTACACGATGAAATATTGGCTGCATTACGTGACGGTGAAGCAGATGAAGGGTTCAAGATTATGGCCGACCACATGGCTATTGCGCCAGCGTGGGCAACTGGCCTGCCACTCGCGAACGAAGGTGGTTTCGCCAGAGAATATTCTAAGTAACAACTCATGCATGACCAAGGGTAGCGGCCACCAAGCTCTGCCCTTTTTCCAACCATTAAAGAGATATGACAATGACAGTACAAGCAATAGCAGACAGCGCAACAGCAATCCTTGAGAACATCGTAGCGGTCGCTAACGAGAACAACGAGACAGTGGATCAACTCAACGAAGCCATCGACCAGATTGAAGAACTTCACGCCCAAGTCGCAGATATGCAGGCTGTCATTAACGCCAAGAACGTAACGCTGAACAAGCAAAGTACGGTTATCGACAAGGCCATTGAGCATAAGTCGATTGATAGTGGAGAAATTAAGAAAGTACGCGCTGAGCTTAAGTTGCTCCAGCAGTTAGACCCTAAGCGTCTTGAGAAGGTTAATAAGACTCAAAAGGCCAAGATTACAGAGCTTAAAACTGACATTGAAGCCGCGCGTAAGTTAAAGGTTGAGGCCATGAAGAACGCCTCTGACCTAGGCCGTAGAATGAAAGCCGAAGGTTTCGCACCATTCTACCAAGACCCTAAAACGGGCAACAGCATTCGTGTAATACCTAATATGTTCGTTAACAAGGACAACGGTTTTGGCGGCGTAGCTCACACCCCTGTTCTTGAGTTCCATCACCGAGAACGTGGTATCACGCGCCAAGGCATCCTAACGTCAACAGGCGATATTAACTGGACTATGGCTCAGAACTCGTCACCGACTGAACTCGATTCACAAATAGCGAAAGACCACATTATCGAATATTGCCAGCGTAACAAGGTGGCGACTAAATTCATCAAAGAAATCAAAAAGGCAGCATAAAATGGCTAAGGCAAACAACTTCGCATCAGCAAAACAAACGGTAGTGCTACTTGTGCTACCTGACACTGAACCTAAGGTACTTAAAGACGATGACGACAACGTTATGGTCTTTGGTAATTTAAAGAAAGCACAGAAGCACGTAGCGAACAATATCGAAGGTGAGTTTTACCCTTTTATTGAATACGCAAATGATGAACCGGTGCAAGGCGCAGGCGACCGCCAAGAAACGAACAACCGCCGCTGTCTAAGATGCAATGGATTCCTCCGCCCGAGCTACCGACAAACTAAGTCTGTCATGCCAGATGGCTCAGAAATGGCCGTTACTGAACTTGATTGCCCGAAATGTGACTTAGGGGAATAACCATGGGCGACACACACACAGGTTTATATTTTTCAGCCACAACCCCTAATGGTATGGCATTCCAAGCACAACCAGACCCGACTGGATATGACGGTTTCAAAGACGATGTGACCGAGGGCTCTTTAATCGAAGCATGTGGGCTAATACCGACGTTAATGATTGACGGAGATGGGGCTAACACGTTCCGCCAGAACATCGACATGAACTACAAATTTGGGCATGAGTGGGGCACGACCGCCATCATTAATGGTGACTTGATGTACCAGTACCCCGAAGACGAACCACTGCCCCCTTTGATGCTCATTGAGAATCTTCAAACGGGAGAGCAAGGGTTAATTTACTCCCATGGGCTCGTTGCCGTAACCGATTGCGGGAGCTGGATAACAACCAAACTAGATTAACCAACGAATAACCTGAAGGATGCATTAGCGTCCTTTTTCATTAAAGAACACAAGTACACAAGGATTTAAGATGAGCGCAGTATTGAAGTTCCCAACAAAACCCGCCGTATTGAACTTAAACGCAGCCCGTTTCGCGGCCGCTGGAACACACGCCGAGGCTGGCCTGTTCTTCCCTGTTGAATGCCGCCCGCTATCAGATTTAACGAGTATGCCCGACCGTAAGCTGCAAGCAGTGGTTCGCAAGGACACGAACACCGTGCTGGCCGTACATGGTCAACGCTACACACTGATTAAGAACGAGGATGTTTACGATCGAGTAGATGCGGCCATTCGCGAATCAGATGCACTGGACACCAACGGTATGCGAATTGTTGATTCAATTGCCTATGAGGGTGGCCGAGCAATACGTTCGTACATATTCCCAGAACACAAAATAAGTATAGGCCGTGGTCGCCGCGACGTAACGAACCTGCGCCTTAACGTGATTAATAGCTACGATGGGTCAACGAACCTACGCATCAATATGGGCGGTTATCGCATTGTGTGTGCTAACGGAATGGTCGTGGGCACAGACGTATCAAACTATGTCGCGCGTCACACATCAGGATTCAACGTAGACGAAGTGAAAGCACGTGTAGCCGCGTCTGTTGAGAACTTCGTACGAATGGGCGATAAATGGCGCATGTGGTCTAAAGAGCCTTGTACGGACGAAAAAGCAGTTGCATTAGTATCCGAATTTGCACGTGGTTCAGCCGCAATGAGAACGAAGCTTTTCGATATTTGGTTAGAGGAAAGCAAGAACCTTGGCAAGACCATGTGGGCGTTCTTTAATGCGTTAACCTACTGGTCTACACACGCTGAGATTAAAGCAGCAAGCGCACCAAACGCAGCAGCCATAATACTTGAGCGCGAGTCACGTGTTTCAAGATTCCTAAGCACACCTACATTAGAACTTGCTGCCTAAAGGGGATGAACTTTAACAGTGTTACTGTTAAGCTGCGCGACTCAGTCACTACTAAAACAAAAATAATATGCCCGATTTCATAGACAGATCGGTTGAGCAGCAAGCGCTCGTGCTTGAGGCTCAACTAGCCAACGCAAAGGCGAAAGCCCCGCGTCTAACACCTAAAGAAGCCTGCCATAACTGTGACGAACCCTTGGTGCACGAACCGCATCGTTTGTTCTGTGACAAGGACTGCGCAGACGATTACGCAAAATACCCAAGGGAGGCATAAAGACCATGAAGTTAAACTTTGTTTCAGCGCACAGCAAAATAGGACCGATGCGTAAAACCATTGGTCTAGCAGATGGCAGCTCACGCTCATACCCGCTTGCTGCAAAACTGACCTCGTATGAAGCAGAGATTGACGTAACCGAAGTAGGCCTTGAAGGATACCGCGCGTTATTAGTTGAGAATGCCAAGTACGGTCGAGCGCTTTACAAAGGCCTGTTTGTTCGCCCCCTAGCGCATGAGTCGCGACGAAATATGACTGACCCTGACGCACGCACCGAGTTCCTGGTGCTAGACGTTGACGGGTTACGAATTGAGGGTGAACTTAAAAAGCACTACCGACCAGCAGACGTTAGAAACGTAGCCGAGTCCGTGATTGAAATGTTACCTGACGCATTACATGACGTTTCGTACATGGCAATGGCCTCAAGCTCGTTTGGGTTAAACCAAGATGAAGTATCGGTTCACATTCACTTCTTACTTGAAAACCCTGTATCACACCGCGCATTGAAGGAATGGTTGACCTCACTTAACTATTCACAAATCGAGATACATAGCCGACTAAAGCTGACGAAAACCAAGACACGTTTAAAGAGTGTCATTGACCCCTGCCTAGCAGAACCAGCCCGTTTAATTTACATTGCGCCGCCGAGTTTTGGACCCAAGCGTCAGAACCCTTTCGCCAATGATGACGAGCGTTTCGTGATAGTTGAGAAGGACAGAAAGTTACTTAATCTAGACCCACTATTGGAGAGCATTCATGACCGTATGGACGCAATCATTAGTATACGTGACGCTAAGATTAAGGAACTACAGCAGGAAGCTGGCATTGTCCGACACAAGCCTAAGTTTACGCGGATCAACGTTGACGGCCACCCTGTTAATGTAATGTCTAACCCGCCTAGCGTTCGCATGGAATTTGCGTACGAAGATGACGAGTTTGTACGTTACAACGTGGGTGGAAGTAAGAACAACGCGTATTGGATAGCGAGGTCGAACCCAGAGGTAGTGCGATGTTTCGTACCAGACGAGCCAACATTCTTATTCAAGAGTGCTGACCCTGAGGCCTATGCAAAGCATTTAGAAAAGTACGGCGAAGCTTACGAAGAAGTCAAAGACGAGGACGGCATTGTACGTAAAGTGCAGCGCAGCATGTTCATTGACCAGACAACGGATGCTTACGTAACGATGGAATACGACCGCGATCATGATGAAATCGTGGAAGTTAACGAGCGACGCAACTCACAGGTAGCGGAAGAATGGCTAAAGCATTACGGCCAGTTAGTCCCTGACCCTGTACCAGCGGCGCACATCATACTCGACCCTAACCGAATGGAAACCAAGTTCGCCATTGGGGATAAGGACTACATAAACCGATTTAAGCCTTCAATTTACATGAGGGATACAAGCGAGCATGTTTACCCTGAAACACTAACGTATGGCAATGCGTGGATGCTTTCACTTGAATGCCCTGTCATCAGCGAAATCATATTAAATATGTTGGGCGATGATATGGATTGTTTCGAGCATTTCATTAACTGGCTGGCGTTCATCATGCAAAAGCGTGACAAAACACAGACCGCATGGCTTGTTCACGGGACAGAGGGTACGGGTAAAGGCCTGTTATTCAAGGCGGTTTTACGCCCACTAATAGGCCAACAATATGTAGCGCAGAATACGTTACAAGGTATTGCAGACGACCAATTTAATGGTTGGATGGAAGACGTAATGTTGTTGATGGTCGACGAGTTCAATATGCGGGGCACCTCAAGCCTTACTAAAGCGGCCTCTTTGCTGAAAACGCGTATCACCGAACCCACAATGATGATTCGTAAGATGCAGCAACAACAGCGCGAAGTTGTGCAACGACTTAACTTTATATTCGCAACGAACGACCTTGATGCTATGCCCGTAACGGACAAACGTCGTTACAACATTGCGCCAAGACAGATGCGCGAACTCGAAGCAAGACTCGGCTACGTTAAGAGCCACCGCGAGAGTACAGATACATTAATTAAGGGTGAGCTTGCCAAGTTTGCCACCTACCTACGTTCATTCACTGTGGACACACACCAATCGGGTTCAATCATTATGAACCAAGCACGTGTTGAGACACAGAAAGCAGGCATGAGTGCATCGGACAGCTTCTTTGCAGCACTACGCGACGGCGATTTCAGTGTATTCATTGGCATTTTAGATAAGTCAGCTGCGAACCTTGAACCTAGGGAGTTTGCCCAGCTAACACGCGTTAAGACGTTCCTAACCGCGAACCTTGAACATGTAAACACGGGCAAAACTTGTTACCTGTTACCCGAAGACCTACGGATGCTTTACAGCTACCTAGCGGGCAAAGAAATATCTGAAAACGCCCTATCGAGAATGTTAGCAACACATGACGTTAACGAGAGGAAACGCAAGTCTAGGCCTGTAGGTTCACCTAAGTCGTTACCCTCAAGACCACGCTGCATCGGTGTGTGTTGGGCTTACGATGATAAAGAAATACTGGAAGCCATACGAGAAGCGAACTGCGTTGTTCCGCGCAATGTAGCGTCAATTGACCCCAACAAAAGAACCAGTGAAGACTTTGATAGAGCGATGGCCGAAGCACAGGCCGAACTTGAGTCCTCAGCTGAACCCGATATATACACAAACAAAGGCTACGACCTATGAACCCCATTCTATACACATCAAAAACGTGTCCAACCAGCAGCGATTTTAAATTATATGCAGAAGTCCTTGGCGTAAAATTAACGACCAAGGACATTGATAACGAGAACCCACACAACGTAACCCATACGCCTTGTGTCAGCTACAAAGACGAATTGCATGTTGGGCTAGACAGTTGCACCGCATTCATCAGACGTGAGTTTAAGGCCAAGAGATAATGGACTTTTCAGCGAAGTTAAAAGCCAAAGCGGCGGAAACAGGCCAGAAAATGATTCAGGGCGTGAGCGAGAAACCGCCCGAAGCTGTCAAAACAGATAGCAAGAAAGGCCTAGCCGATGTGCTGGGCGCACGTGCTAAAGAATCAAAACAAAAAAGCATTGTGGCCGCAGCACCAAATGGCAATGCCAAAAAAGCAGGAGACTTAAATGCTTTATCGAATGCACTTAAACAAGCAAAGAAAACCCGAGAAGACGAACGCGGAACAATGGTCACAGACTTCCCAACCGCAGCAGTCAGAGCATGGTCATTCTCAACGCTCAAGAAATTCGAAAACTGCCAATGGGCTGTAAAGCTAGGCAAAGTTGACAAGATACGTACCGAATCAGGCGAAGGTGCGAAACGCGGATCGGTTATTCATGATGGCTGTGAAGAATGGGTTCGGGGCACGATAGTTGAACTCCCTGCCGATGGCCGTACGAAGTTCGATGCGTTCTCAAGTGACTTTACAGCACTGCGTGAAGACTTCCGTGCGGGCAAAGTAACGATGGAAGACAATTGGGGCATACGCCAAGATTGGTCGCCTTGTGAATGGGACGATGACGAATTATGGGGTCGTGCAAAGCTTGATGCCTTTGTTACCGAGAACGAACATTCGTGTCGCATCATAGATTATAAGACAGGCCAGAAGTTCGGCAACGAAATGAAACACGCTGACCAAGGCCTAAGCTACGCGCTACATGCGATGTATCGCTTCCCAGAGTTAGACACGTTCATGGTTGAGTTTTGGTACATAGATGACGGCTCGAAGATGATACGAACGTTTAACCGTCGCCAGCTACAGATGCTTATCCTTCGCTACCATAACCGTGCTAAGAAGCTCACAACGACTAAAGATTTCATCCCATCAGCTAACGCGCACACGTGTCGTTTCTGTGAGTACGGCACTAACACTAACCGTGAAGGTAAGGCATACGGCAATGGCGCATGTGGCTTTGACCATTATCGAGGTTTAGATGCTGCATAATAAAGTTAAACCGGTGTTTGAACCATTCGCCCACCAAGAGACGTTCGCGAATCTTTGGGGGCGTGAAGAACGCGTGTTGAACTTTGATGGTTGCGGGACGGGCAAAACGCTCGCCTGCATCCACGCAGTTAAGACGTACTGGCCTGAGGCCAGAGTGCTTGTGTTAGCGCCCCTGTCAATATTGACACCCGCTTGGGGCAAGGACTTACGTTTCGGCTGGCCTGAAACCACCTACGCAATTGCGGCAGGAACAGCGGCCAAGAAGCGCAAGGCCATTACTGGCGAGGCACAATGGGTCATCACTAATCACGATACCGTTAAGATGATTGACCAAGAGAATTTGGCGAGCAACTTTGACGTACTAATCGTAGATGAAGGTGATGCATTTCGTAACCGAACATCAATGCGTTCTAAGGCTATAAACCGCATAGCCGCTGACATAGACAAAATGGCGCTGATGACAGGCACACCCTCCCCTAACACCATACTGGATATGTGGCACTTAGCTTTTCTTATCGACCGTGGCGAACGACTCGGGAAGAACTTCTTCGGATTTAGGCAACAGGTATGTGATCCAAAAGCCATTCTTGGTGCGCCAGCAGGGGCAATGAAATGGGAAGACAAGGACGGTGCAGCCGACCATGTAACCCTCATGCTTTCTGATATTACCTCACGTGTCGCATTGAACGATGTGCAAGAGTTACCAGAAACAATCTACCGCGAAGTGCCCGTTGAATTACCCCCTAAACTACGTCGCGACTATGAGTTCCTTAAGCGCGAGTCGGTACTGGCCTTGGAGACAGGACAGATGCTTAACGCTGTTCACGCGGGCTCAAGAATGCAGAAATTGCTACAGACGCTTTCGGGTGGTGTTTACAACGAAGATGGATCAGTGGTTAACGTACACAAAGAACGTTACGAACTGGTACTCGACTTAGTAGAGGAAACAGACCATGCGCTTGTTGCATTCAATTGGACGCATCAACGCGATGGCCTAGTAGCAGAGGCGACTAAGCGCAAGCTTAAGTTCGCTGTTATAGATGGGGGCACACCGCTCCTTGAACGTAACAGAATTGTTTATCAATTTCAGCAAGGCAACTTGCAAGTGATATTCGCACACCCGCAGTCAGCGGGACACGGCCTAACCCTAACGGTAGCAAACCGCGTTATTTGGGCGAGTCCAACCTATCGCGCCGACCTATACGAGCAGTTTAACCACCGTATCGTAAGAACAGGCCAGCAGCGCAAAACAGAGATTATTCATATCGCTGCCGAGGATACCGTAGAGGAAACCGTTTACGAGAAGATGCTCGATAAGCAGATGAATATGATTGACCTTTTAAACACTATTGCAGGCCTGTCGCAAGCAGCCTAACAACTAATCATTATAGAGAGAACCTTATGAGAAAAGCACCTTTAAACGCATTCGCAATTACAGCAGCAGACTTCGACCTTGATAGCTTCAACGAAGCAGTTAAAGACGTACGTAACACCCGCAAACAGGTTGTTGACTTCGGCAGCGACTTTGAAGATACCCGCGTCAGATTGGAAGAAGCACAAGCAGGGCTTAAGGCCGCGATGGCGGTTCTTGACCTTGATGAAATTACGAAGATTACGACTGAGTGCAAACGATTAAAGGCCAAGCTTGAGACGACACCTGTCACTAAGATTCAGGCGTTTGACGAAGCTATGGACAAACTTTCAATATTCTTTGAGTCAGGCTGTCGCGCCGTGAACCTTGAGGAATTACCAGCAGAAAAAAAGGCCGCATAAATGTCAGCAGCAAAGAAATTACCAGAAGTAGACTTCACCGCAATGGAGGTCTACGACCTACCCGACCGTAAACATGTGGTGTCAGAGCTATTCCGTGTACGAAAAGAGATTGCACTAATAGAAGCCAACCAACTTAAGTCACTGAAAGAGCGTAAGGCCGATTTAGAAAACTATCTTAAGGCAACGTTAGAGGTAGGCGAGAAAATCGCTTACGTTGGCATAGGCTCAATATCTATGGCCGAAGAATCGCAACCATCTGTTCACGATTGGGAAGCACTGTATGAATACATCAAAGAAAATGATGCGTTTTACTTCCTACAGCGCAAGCTAAATGCCGCACCATTCCGTGAATTATTAAGCATGGGAGACGAGCTTGTGGGCGTGTCAGAAGTCAAAATCCGCAAATTATCAGTACGTAAAAATTAATTAGCGTTACTGTTGACTTGAGTTAACAGTAACACTACTATGGCGACCTCAACCCGTTCTCTCTATGTGACTTGTTGTGGTTGCTTGCTAGCCCCCGTCTTCTTAGTCAGTTGTCGGGGGCTTATTGATCCTAACCGATCCAAACTAGACTCATAACTAATAATCCAACAACGAATATAGGAATACATATCATGGCTAAGAAAAAAACAGAAGTAGCAGAAGTAGAAGTAAAAGACGAGAAATTTGCTGGCGTAGCGTCAATCGAAGACCGTAGCTCATACGTGGGTCGTGGCTCGGAGAATGTAACCGCATCAGATTTAGCAATCCCTCGTTTAAAACTACTACAAATGATCAATCCAGAAGTAGAACCAGGCAACCCTAAACAAGTTGATGGCGCTCAAGCTGGTATGATTATGAACAGCGTTACAGAAGAACTTCACACCTCGTTATTCCTAATCAACCTTAGCTTCACACGTAAAATCGTTGTATGGCGTAAGCGTAAGTTAGGCGGCGGTATGGTTGGTTCTTATGAATCGCAACAAGAAGCGCTAGACGCTTTAGCCGAACAAGGCCTTGCTGAAAAAGACCATGATATTTCGGAGAACCCTACTCACTTGGTACTTGTACTAGATGATGAAGGTAGTCCGAAGTCAATCGCACTACTTGATATGCCGGGTGTTAAAGCCAAAAAGTCTCGCATTTGGAACACTCTAATCGCAGACGAAGAAAAACAAGGCAACCCACGTTTCGGTTGCGTATGGCAGCTTGGCGTTATTTCTGAGTCTAATAGCTCAGGTAACTTCTTCAACATTGACGTATCACTTATCGCTCATGCTCCCGATGAGTTATACGAACAAGCTGTTGATATGTTTAACGCCATGTTTGCACCACGCAGCGAAGCGGCATAACAAAGCCCCACCACTTTAGGGCTTTTGCCGACCTACTAATACTAGGTCGGTTTTTTTTGTGCCCACAAAAGGGTCTTTTGTAATTATTGTATACAACTTGATCACTGCAACCTGTTACTGCATGAACGTGTAGTTAACAGTTACATTTAAGTTATTTTAAACTTTCAATTGTCTTTACAATGACTTACCGTGAAGACACGAATTTGAGCAATCATTCTAAATTAGAGGGATCACATATGATTCAGGATTACATGACAGATATAGAATCAATGGGTACTAACGCGAACGATGCAATTATATCTATCGGCCTTGTCCCTATGGACATTGAAAAACGAGAAATCAGTAAAGGCTTTTATATTAAGATTAGTCTTAAAAGCTGCCAAAAAGCAGGCTTCAACATTAACGCAGAAACGGTTATGTGGTGGCTACAGCAAAACCAAGCGGCACGTGACGAGTTTAAAGGTAACTACGCACACGCTGATATTAAAGATGCGCTAAAAGCCATGTCAGCATTCATACGCGAGACCGCACAAGTAGATGACATATCTGATATCAAAGTTTGGGGCAATGGCGCAGCAATGGATAACGTACTGCTAGCTGCTGCATTCGACCGATGTGAAGTAACACGACCTTGGACACATTTAGGTGACCGCTGTTACCGCACACTTAAGAACCTCACACCAAGCGTAGAACGTGTAGAACCAACCATTGCACACCACGCATTATATGACGCAGAAGCTCAAGCCCTTACACTCTTCAAACGACTAGATAAACTAGGCCTCTAATTAATGATTGAATCGCAGTATACGGCGAATGTAGGGAAGCGTCTGCCGTCTGACAAAATGCGATCATGGAAGGTCAATGACAACTTCGCGGGGGGCGTTCCCGATGCATTTTACCGCCACCTCGAAGGAGTTCGCCCGCTCTGGGCTGAATACAAATTTATTAAAAGTTTACCAAAGCGCCCTACTACTATAATCAAGCCTGCATTGTCAGAGCAGCAACGATTATGGTTGATAGAGGCTGAAGCCGCGAATGAACTAGCGGTCGTAATTATTGGATGTGAGTCCATAAAGCATAAGCGTCAAGTATGCGGTGTTGTACTGACTGACCCCAACGAGTGGGATAACGGCATATCTGCCGAGCAGTTCGCAACGCGCGCCAAGTCACTAAACTACGACGCTTTAGCAGCATTTATTTTTGAAACCGCTGCTACAGGAGAACTAGCTACGGCTCTATTGTAACGTCAATAGACAGGCTGGATGCCGCCTGTACAGTGGTGTTCATGGGTTATCAGACGTTAGTGAAGCGTTTGACAGATAGCAGTGTTACTGTTACATTCCCCCATAAGCAAGCAACCACAACGGGTAACATAATGGAATACAGTGACGACGTACTACAAAAAGTAAAACTAGCGTGGTCTGCCCATAGAGATACTGAATCGCTTAGCCAAGCTAAAGCGGCTCAAGCAATGGGCATGAACCAATCAGCTTTCAGTCAATATCTGAGGGGTGCGATACCACTGAACACCGACTTCTTATCGAAGTTTACAGCCTTTACGGGCACAAAATTATCGGACTTTGGCGCAGAGGTTACAGCAGTTCCTTCCCGCCCTCTAAGAGTTTTGCGAACGTTGTCGGGTGCTAAGCCCACTGTAAACTCTATATTAGTTGAAACCATACTGGAAAACGAAGCCTCATATTTAGTTGAAGTTGACTACAACGACTTTATGTTGCCGAAAGGTTCAATGTTACTAGTTAACCCTAAAGGCACAATACGCCACGGCGACAGAGTCGTTTACATTCGCAGAGGCAATGGGCACACAGTGTTTGGTACGATATCGCAAACCGAAGAAGGCTGGGAGATTCTAGAACAACTTTGGCAAGGCGGCAGACGCTACCTAGTAGACCCGAAAGATGACGTTTTTCGCGTTATGTCGGTCTACTTTCCTCTTACAAAGGGGTCAAGGTTTAGATAATGTGGGCTAACCCCCACAGGACTTAAGATGCCCAACACTAAACAAGACGATGACACAATAGAACAAGCGCCACACTACAATACTCGCAAAGTAGAGGCGATCAATTTCGTAAGGCATATGGATTTTGCAACGGGCAACGCGTTTAAGTATGTGTGGAGACACGGCCTTAAAGACGCGACCACTTTAGAAAAGGGCAAACGTAACTATTACATACGTGATGCCCTTGTCCACCGCCCTGCACTCATGGGCATAGATGAAGCAGCATTCCTGACACGCTTGGTATCAACAGTAGCCGACGAGTTAGAAGTGCCTGAGTTTGAGTTATTAGTGTCCCTTATTTGGGCTGCATCTGGCGATTACGATATGTTAATCGACCGCGCAAAACAGCTACAGCTATTTCCCGTTTCTGTCGAACGACTGATTATAGGGTAAAGCGATATGGCGATCAGTATTGAGTGGGTAACACTTAACGCTATGGCTAAGGTGACGGGTTACACCGTTGCCGCACTTCGTAGCAAGATTAAGCGCGGACAATTGTTTGAGGAAAAGCACTGGCGTAGAGCGCAGGATGGCCGTCTTCTCATACATGTTGGAAATTTTAACGAATGGCTTAAGCAGTAACACTACTAATTATGATAACAGTAAACGTAATAGCAGACTCAATCGCCAACGGCGTACGCATAACCTCTGTAGAACTTGAGTACCACAGGTTCGTTCACTCGGAGCTTATGACACACAGAAACTTCTCACGTAATGCATCAAGCTCACGTGCGATACCAGCCAAAAAAGGTAGAACGCAAGTATGGAACAGCCCACAGTATCCAGTACATTGGGGCGCGAACCAGCGTGGCATGCAAGCATCGAAACAACTGACGGGATTAAAACGACACTTAGCCAAAGGTTTGTGGAAAAGTGCATCGAAAGTGGCATGTGTATTACATTGGGGGATGGAGAAAATTGGGCTTCACAAGCAAGTCTGCAATCGTATCTTAGAGCCATTCCAACCAATAAAGGTGTTGGTCACATCAACGGAGTGGGCGAATTTCTTGTGGTTGCGAGACCATGATGATGCACAGCCAGAGATACGCGAACTAGCGGGTAAACTTTCTACGGCCTTGATTAGTAGTGTTCCTACTACACTAGGGCATAAGGGGTGGCATTTACCCTACGTTACGACTGAAATGCGCGCGACACTAACGCTAGAAGAAATGTTGATTATCTCTATTTCATGTTGTGCGCAAGTTAGCTACAGAGCGCTTGATGTTTCACTCGCTAAAGCACGTAAAATCGTTGAGTCGCTTACGTCAGGTAGTCGAGTTCATGCGTCGCCATTTGAACATCAGGCCTCGCCTATTCCTACGTACCATAGGCTGAGTATGACCAAGGCCAAGCGCTTAGGCATAACGCATTTTGATACGGACAATAACCGCTGGTCAGGCAACTTCCGTGGCTGGGTTCAGCATAGACAGCTGATTAAAGGGAATGTTGTAACTGGGTGATATGTTAGCCGCCCACTAATCGGTGGGCGCTTAGCTTTGGTTTAGAGAAGAAGAGTTTAAGGAACTAAGGAAAATACCTTTATTGTCTTATCACCCTGTATAGATGAGTAAGTAACCTCCAACGAAAGTTTTCGTAAATGAGTGAGAATACATTCATATACTTCTTTTTCTTTCGTTGAAAAAGTAAGTATATCTAGCGACGAATTTGCAGAAATACCTAACTCAGCACCAATTTGTAATGCTGTACCATTAGACTTGTCAAAGGCTAATATTTGAGTTTGGAGCGTTTTAACTGTTAACTCTTCGTCACCCCGAAAAACTTTATACTTAATGTTAATCGCAGAACCCGTACCGTAATTCTTTAGACTAAAATTATACGAAAGTTCGCTATCATCGAGAGCAATGAACCTTTCAATCACAGGCGTTATTGAGCTCATGTAAATTTTACGGTTGTGTCTTAGACCATTGCTGGCGTAAAACAACGTACCAAGCGTAGCCCCGAGCGCCAATACATCCTTTAGTTCAACCTCAAAGTTAAAACCTTGACCGACAATTATCCCTGCGATAAAAAGTAAAACCGCTGATACTACATATACAATTTTGTTGTTGCTCATTTACCTATCTTTTTTTATTCAGAGCTACTAAGCTGCGGGGACGATTAAATCTCCGCTTATAGAGCCTCACTACCCCAACCTAGCGTTCGGCCTGTGCATCCTAATAGACTGCGTTACAACGCCCTCTACGCAATACTCATCGAATGACGTAAGCTTTACGGGTTTGTACTCTGGGCACGATGACAATAGCTGGTTGTTCTTCAAATCAGCTATTTTACATACAAACAATCCATTAAGGCATGCGACAATTATATCGTAGTTCTTAACGTCCTGCGCTCTATCAATTATCAATATGTCACCGTCAAATATCCCCATGCCCTCCATGCTTCGCCCACTGGCAATGCCCATAAACGTAGAGTTTTTGACTAAGGATTCATCAATACTGTTTTCGAGCCCTCTAACGTTGGGGCCCATCTCGACGTTCTGAACAAGCATATAATAATTCCAATTATTCAATAAGAGTATCGGAATTATTATAGAACAACACTGTATATGCGTACAGTTAAAATATAAGTTGAGTAACTAGTTCACCACTAACGATAAAATTAATAAAGACCCGCTGCTATAAGTAAGCTAACCTTCGAATGGCGGCAGTGTGCCATGGGCGGGCATAGAATCTTGAACGCCCTCACGCTACTTATTTTTATTCCGTTTAAAGTACTTGTCATATGACTTAAAGTGAATCAAAAACATCTTTTTTCAAAAGGTTCATTGGATGAAAAGTTGGAATGTTTTTATATAAATCAATTACTTTTTCCATTTGCTCTTTATTAGTTCCAATGAAGTATTTATTTGCTTGTGCATAAATCAACATACATAATTTAGCTGAGAAAGTAGCATCAAAAGTTCTACTTTTAATTGCATCTGGAGAGTAACTTATAAGTTGTGTGTTTGACACTGGAAATATTATTTTGGTATTAAATGAATGTACTCCTGTTAAATTTTCTATTAGCAGAGGATTGTCACTACAAGGTAAGTTATTCCACCCGCTATCGTTTATTTGATGGTACTTCCACTTGCTTAAATCATCATATTTTAGAGTGAAATCGAAGGATATAAGTGGGAGTATGAAACATCTAAAGTAATGTTTAAACCCAGAATCAGATTTAAGCATTTCTTTGATATTTTTGGTTTTTCCTACATAATTTTCATTTATTATCAATTTCTCTCCAAATTTACTTAGATCTAGAGAAGCAATATACTCATCGGCATAAGCATCATAACAAGGTAAACGCCAAAACTGGAATGCGATGTACTGCTTAATTAGTAAAATCCCCTCTTTTGAAATGATTTCATCATTAATTTTTCTGCTTCTAATCAATGAAACATACTCACTAAACCTTGTTTCAATATATCCATACAATTTTTCTAGGTCATCAGTTAATTTACCCTTCATTTTAATTGTATTAAGATTCTTTTCGAACAAAACCGTTTTTGGAGTGTGCTTATCCCTCTCAAACTTACAAAGTGTTTTATTGTAAACTTGAAGACGTCCATTATCTGATGTAAAACCTTGAAGATAGAACTTAGGAACGTAGTGATGATTGACTGAATTCATTGTACCTCGTGATCATATAACGAGACCGTAGAATAACTCCAACAGCCAAATTCAATAAAAAAAACGAGTTCATGCAATTAACTCTAAGCGCATTTGGAACCCATAAAACAGGCTGTTTTTCTTAAAAAATGAGTAACTCTACAGCCTCAAAGCTTTGTTAAATGGCTATTCTCTGGGTAGCAGGCCATCTTCATTTCTTTTTGGTTCACTAATACCTTGCTCTTTAATATGCATAAGTATTTTTTGCTCGTAATGTGGTGCCCAACCATCATGGTTATTGCTATAACAAGTTCGGCAAACAGTTAACTTATAGATAAGGATAAACTTTCCATCATATACATTACGCCCAAATTGAAATTGCTGACCACAAGTAGCACAAGACAACATGATTTTATCTGAATTATTCATTTGACACCTATGTAGTGAGCCATTTAACGCCGTTTTAAGCGGCAAATTGCAGTTGGCTGAAATAAGTGAGGCACGAACAAAAAGCCAACTGTAACTTGTCCGGCTTGAAAACCCTTGTTAGGCCTTTGGCTCAAAACTTTTTCGTATTTTTTCTACTTCAGAAACAAGTGGGTCCATATCTACTTCACCACCAGTAAAAACTTCAATATCAATATAGTTTTCTTCAATTACAGATTTACCAGCAAACTCATACTCAGTTGTAATTATAAACTCGGAAGGACAATTCTCAGGAGCTTCACCACCTAAAATAATAAAGCTTTGAGCCAATGGAAAAGTTAATTCATAATTTGGAGCAAAACTTTTAATTGGTGCATTAAATATTTTAAAATTACGAAGATTCTTTTCTTGGTTATTTGGTTGATTAAATTGGAAAAAGTCACGATCTATAGATATACGTAGATTACTAGCTGCACTTAAACCAGTATTTTTTATACTTAAAAATATCACAGGAGAGTGCTTTTTTAATATTGGTTGAATTGTTATATAAGGGCGAGTTAGGGCTTCTGTTTGAATTCTTGTTTCATTTACTGATTCTTCACTCACTTTAACCATTTTATGTGTTAAGTAAGCATATATAGCTGTTAAAAACACTAAAATATCGGTTAAATAAAACATTCCAAACTCCTCGAGTAGAGCAATCCAATAGTTGATGTCAAAAATATCCATAAAAGGCCTAACAATTTAATAGTGCGCTCATCGCACATATTTCTGCCGACTAAACGCTCGTTTATCTACTTTATATAGTTTTAACAAATAACCTAAAGCATTACTACCACTTAGTTTTTAAAGTTTTAAAGTTTTAAAGTACAGTTTAATAGAACAATATGCGCGCGTCGCTCATTTTCATGGAATATATGCTCAAAGAGCAGTTTGACCAATCAAGTAACTACGATATTTAGTCAACCTCAACGTCTGCTCATCGCTCTTTGCCGAAGTTCGGCTTAGTGCCACTTGCGGTCGTTGGTAATCTTATACCTTTGTTATGCATTTTTTAGATTTATACTCATTTCTTTTGTAAAATTTTCCATAGCATCAATAATTTCAACCAAGTAACTCTGCTTTATGTTGAGGTGAACCCTTGCGAATTTTTCAGATTCTAAATGTTTATTACCATTTACAATTTTGAAATGCCTTTTGTGAAGCTCTTCATCTAGATGCCCCGCGTTATGCGCAACTATATTTCTCAGTTCTCTAGCTTCAATGATTCGTTGCCAAAACTTAGTTTTTGTAGGTACTTTTACAAGCGCAATTTTTGTTAAATATGTTTTAGCGCGTTCGATGCCTTTTCCTTTGTAATCTTTCAACTCACAACAAAGGCTTCTTTCCAAGTACAAGCTATAGCAGAACTGATTCAAGTAATCTTCGAAAAGAGATACTAACATTACCAAATAGGACTGTTTCTGATACTGTGGAAATATGGAATCAAAATGAGCACTAAGATCATTACGGTATTTGTACCTATCCCAATATGTTGATTCGTCAGCTTCTAAATCAGATTCATTATATTTGGTAGACTCTTCGTTCCAGTGACGTTCAGATAACTCGATGAAAACCCGAATTTTATCTAAATCGTATAAAAAGTACGCTGCAAACTGATCTGATTTTTTCAAAACGCCTCCTAATTATTAGTAGCTGATGTCTGACGAGGCTGTAAAATAAATCCAACAGCCAAAAATGATTTTAAAATGAGCTAGTTTTTATTGCTTAAAATAAGCGACGCGGGAGAGAACAAATGTTATTTTGCCTTTTGAGTGAACTGCTACAGTTTTAATCGCCATCTAATTTTTTTATCCCTTCTTTAACATTTTCTATTTCCGCAGTTCCAATTGTGCTGTGACCACCTTGAGGTAAGTTTAACTTTAGTAAAGTATTTTGCTCCAAAATCAGTTTTTCCAAGTTTGCAGATGATTGACTAGATGAATGATAAGATAAAATCGAAAAAGTAGCGGATAAAACCAAAGCGATTAAACTTACAAACAACATAACTCTGTTCCACTCATTTGTTGAATTAGAGTTTCTTGCTGATTCCTCTGTAATCGTAGATTGTAAATCGCCTAAGATCTCATTTGTTGGGTTTTTAGGAATACAAGGTGCTTCAAGTATTCTGTGGTTGCTGTGAGAATTTGATAGCTGAGCAATCAAAATATCTTTAGCTTCTTTATCAACCTCAGAATCAGATTTTTTATTGGTTCTTTTCTGGTTCATATCTTCTTTGGTACTTGGTTTAAAACCGAGACTAGTTAAATCAGTCATCTAACACTCCGTAACATATAATATCTTATTCTTTCTCATTTTCGTGATACATAACACCTAAATAGGCTACTTATGCTATCAGATAAAACTGCAATATCTAGTACATATACTGAATTTAAGGCTTTTCAATTACCGCAAGCAAAAACCTAACCACACCAATCTTTCGCTTTAGTGCCACCATCATAGGCCACCCCTAAGCCTGAGCTGATTAGAATGTCAGTCAGGTTTTTGTTGTCCACGTATACGTCAGCCACTATCCTAAAATACTTACCACGTTTCGTGTTCCTAAGCTCAATAACCTTTGCCGAGCGAAGCGCTTCAACTGTTACTTGCTTAGCTTGGCGAGCGAGGTCTTTCTCTTGTTTACACTTGCCACGCATTTCAGGCGTATCGACACCCGCTACACGAATACCAATCCGCTCCCCTATCAGAGAATGCAAACCCGCGATATTAGCGCGAAAGGTGTCACCGTCATAGATTGAGGTAACTGTTTCAACTGTCAGCGTCCCGTGGTTTTTGTTTTTGATACTTTCGGCATTAACATTGAACGCCAGTAGTAGAAATACAATTAATAATCTCATAGTGCCTTTCCGTACTGTTGGTAATTAATACTCACCCTACTATAGCGAAGAAAACCCAATCAGGCATGTGGCGACTAATAAAGCTTGTTCAAACGGTGCTTTAGGCAGTGAATTTCAGAACGGGTTAGAGCGCGTAAATGGGGCGAAAAGTGGGGTGACTGTGGGGGCATTTCGGTGCGAGTTTTTGGTGTGGGGTGATGCTGGGGTGAGAACGTTTACAAATGATGATAATCTATGTCAACGCTACAGCCCAGCAAATACGGGGGGTGTTAGCTTATGCTAA